TGTAGGATTTTCCAACAAAATTAAGACTTACAGCGTTTTTAAAACAGTATTCTGTAGGTAAGAGTTAAGGACTGCATTATGTGAGTATTTTTTTTCAATCGGAATGTATAACAATTAAAACATAAACAACATGAACGTATATGACTTTGCGCCTGACTTAGATTTGAGTAAGGAGGGAGAAGGTTCTATTTTTGGGGTGAAAGGAATAGAAGGTAGTGATGGTATAGTATATGCTAAGGTAGTTCGCTGTGTAGCCGTTAAGGATTACGGTTGTGAGAGGTGTATTTTTTATGATTGTTATAAGGATAAATGTTTGTTATCGTGTAGTGTTAGTTGTGTAGATGGAGACCGGATTTGTAGGTACGAACAGGCTACCATAGAGGGGGAGTAGGCGGCGTCTTGGGCTAAGGCCTACGGTTGTAGGTGGAACGTAGGTCGGAGCAGAGCCAGGACAGTTTATTGTGGAACTAAAAAAATAAAAAGGAGAAGATAGCGATATGAAAAAGGCATTTAAGATATTTTCTATTATGTTTGTCATAGAAATAGTGCTGATAGCTATTTTAGATGCTATGGCGTAAGTGAGAAAAATTTCTTCATTAATTTTCTTATGCTTTAGACAAAGTGCTCCCGTCTGCGAAGATCGGAGCACTTGCTTTATGGGATTCATGGTGCAGTAGGCTGGTTCGATTCCGGCGATCTCACACAATATTAAAAATAAAGGAGGAAAGAAAAATGAAAGACGGAATTGTATTACACCCAGAGTATGGAGTTAATCCATCCATAGAAATATGTATAGTATGCGGTGAAGAGATGGGGATTGCTTTATTAGGAAATGGGATTAAAGGGCAGGCGCCGCATCATATATGCACGGGAGAAATATGTGACAATTGCAAAAAGATAATAGATGACGGAGGTTGTTTTATTATCGAAGTTGAGGATGGATCAGATCAAAAGAATCCGTATCGTACAGGGAGATATTGCGCGATAAAGAAAGAAGCAGCAAATAAAATACTTGGACAGGAGCATAATATTGTGTACATGGAAAAGTCTGCATACAGTCAAATAATACCATAAAAATAAAGAAGGATATGTTTACAAAAGAAGAGCGATTATTCATATGGAAAAAGGTATATGAGATGATTGATAGGTTAGAGGATGGGGAATACATATGTGTTGCGTTAAGAAATGTAGTGTTTATGTATTTCAAAACACATAAAAATATCTATGAGTTTCGTTCAGACGAAATGGTGAGAATATATTTCCCGGAATTGGAGGAGAAGATAAGTATGGCCACAGAACCAGAGGAAACAAGAACGTTTTATGGGTGGTTTGGTTGTATTAGTCCAGAAACGAAGGAGGTAAGGCTGAATATTGTGAAAGATATTATAAAAGAATTAGAATAGTATTTTTGTTAATCTATTTTATTCATCAAATTAAGTTTTGGGTTTTGGCATGTCGGTTCGTGAGGATAGGCATGCCTATTTGTGTATCATAGAGGGATGGCGCGGCGTGCCGGTATGTATGTGCCGGTCCTGGTTCGATTCTGGGCATCTCACAAACAATAAAACATAATTATATGGAAGTAATAACATTCGGTCCGAACATGGATTTGTCTTCTAAAAAAACAGGAGATGTATTTAGATTAAAATTGTATGGTATAGAGTATGATGTCAAAGTAGTTGGTGACGACGAAGATCCTCTTATGTTCTGCAAAGATTGTATATTTTTTAACAACTCCGAACGGTGTTCACTCTTAGAATCGCAAGACTGGTGCTTAAAAAAGCAAGTTGTTTACTGTAAAATAAGACATGATGGGGGAATTTAATGCTAAAGACGCCAATTTCTTATGGCGTCAAATTGGTAGGATTGATGGGGTGATAGAAACTCTGAACCGTACCGAAGGAGAGATGCCGGAAATTATAGCTGGAGTGCTAAAAAGAATAAGAGACGATATAGATAAGTTTGTAGATAATAAAACGAAAGATTATGAGAATATATAAAAATGATATTATAAAGGCGTCAGCAATAAGCACCGGCGCCAACAGAGGTGCGTTGCTGTGTTCGATAACAGATTCAGGATTCACGTCTATAGCGGGCGTAATATCGGCTGTTAAGGATAAGTTACCAGGCAAAGATCATAAGAAGATGATTTTTGAAATACGGAATGATGGAAGAAACGAATATGGCAGATATAATAATTGTGGAGGGAAAATATGAAATACAGAGGTCTGTTGCTCCCTATGATATTAGCTGCAATGTGCGGAGATGATGCCTTTGTGCTAAATACTAAAAGGGGAAAAGGAATGCAATCTACATATAGAAGAGAAAAGATTGTCAGAACAGAAAAAGAATTTGATATTAATGGTACTAAAGTAATGGCATACTCAAGAAAGGATGCTATTAAAAGATTAAAACATAAGAAGTAGAAAACGTATTTTTATGTTAATGTTAGTTTTTTCATTTTTATTGAAAGGAGCGCCGGCCTGTGAAGGTATGCGCTCTTTGTATTTATATAATGCATAAAACAATAATAAGATGACAGATAATAACATAGATGTGAATATCGTACCTGTAAAGAATGGTGCGAAACGTGTTGTGGTATCATATTACCATTATTCACGCAAGGACAAAAATCACATGAGTTCCCAAACGGATTACGTTTGGGAAACAAAGAATGAAGAAATGTTTAAATACTTTGAGGCCAGGAGGACAAAAGTATTTTATAGTCAGATTCGTGCCATGTGTAGATTCTATGGCAAGAAAAATGTACGTAAATACAAAAAGCTATGATATTAAAAACGACAACCGACGAGTTTTGTTTCATTAACGTAAGTTTCTATGAAACAATAGCAGATCCTCGCTATTTCTTTGAACAAGATTATGAAGAGATGCCGGAATATGAGGAGGAATTAGATTTTGATTTTGATTCTTATCGCAATAAGTTTATTCCTTTTGTACAGGAATGGGCGAATAAGGTGGGCGAACGCCTTTATGAATATGGTGTGAATAACATAAAGGTAATATCGGTAGGACATCCAAAAGAATACAATTATGGTACTGATTGGATGAATGTAGGGGTAGAGTTTTGTGATAAATGGAGGCAAAAGATGTTATCTAACATTGGTAAGATTGTTAATGATGATAAATGCAAGAAGTATGCGGAGGCTAATTATCGGTCGGTATCAGGATACATCTTTTTAGGGCCTGAAGATTTAAAGGAATTTGAAAAGAAAATAATAGAAAGAAAGTCAGATTCGGGATATGATGTAACAATATTATTAAATATGTATCTAACTTTGGCTTTTGTAAAAGAATTTGGATTTAAAGCCGGAGAAGCATGGAGTGAAATAACAGAATATGCTTACGGATGTTTGTCGTATTCCGATTTTGCAACAACGGAAACGCTTATACCGGAAGGTTCGGAGTATTTATTCAATGATGTGCATACAGCAGAAGCCGACGAATTATATCATCATGTCCTGGATAAATACGGATGGGCGTGGCGTGATCCGAAATATAAGTCAGAAACAGAATTATGCGCGATGCTAAAGTGGGCAAAAGAAAAAGGCTTGACCATTGAAGAGTTAAGTATTTAATTGTTAAACATAAGGCAGTAGTGGTGCGTGAGTATAGGTGCTGCCGTTAAAATATTTTATAAGATGAAAAAAGAAGAGATTCAAACTATTTTATACACAATCAAAGAAGGAGACAGTATTAAAATCAAAGTACAAGACAAAAGTGAAGAGATAAGATTGCGGGATCATGTAAGAAGAACGCAGAAATACGGATACAGGTTTTGTTTGTCTCATTTACATGATGGAATTTTCTACTTGGAGAAGTTGGAGGAAGGGGATAAGGATAAATACTATAGAGTAATAAACAGAGGAAATGGAAAGACCGGAGTATAATAAGCTACGCAAAATGGCTAAGACTACTCCAGGTCTGATAGTGGACGAGGCGCAAAACATGATGCGTGTATCGCTATACGATAATGGGGAACTTAAGAAGGTGGTAGTAGTAATGAAATGTGATTCTTTTTTACAGTCAAAAAGTAACATAGAAAAGATAATGTTATTATCATCTTCTATAGAAGATAGAAAAAACAAGAAAAAAAATAAAACAAAATCAGAAAATGAACAGAATAACAAAAATAAGAGAAGAAATAGGAGGAAAACAGGTTGATTTGACCTTTTACGGGCGGTTTTGCAGCCTTATCGAAGGTGATAGAAAGATAATACTAAGGGCGATAAAAAACGGTCGTAAAAAAGGCGTAATCGGAGCCATTCAGCCTGGGAGACATGATAGAATTTGGACCACATGGTCTATTGCTTTTAACGATCTGAAGGTAGGGGATACGGTAGAGTTCAGTACATCTGGAAAATACAATCCCGGATTTCATGCTACGGAAAAGTATGTAGGGTGTGTAGAATGGATAAAAGGGTCGGAATGTGCGATAAAAACCGGTAAGGGGATAGCAGTAGTATTAATTAAACACGTAGAAAGGGTAGTAAAATGATGGGGTTGAGAGAATTTGTAGAACTTTTTGACAAGAATGAAGTAAAGAATTTGTTTAATGCATTGTCTTCATGTATAGAATACGTAAGGATAGATTTGCATGTATTTAATATAGGTGCTCATGTTGCGTGTCTGTACAGTAATGATCCTGAATTGCTTTCACAGGCAGAAGGTTGTAATGTGAATATGATAATAGAGGTACCCCACTTATTCGAAGCATTCATGGAATATGCTTCACCGGAAATGAAGTTGTATTATGAAAAACTAACAGAGATAGTATAATATGAAAGAAGAAGTAGAACGGATAAAGAAGTTGGTAGGCATAGATCATAACAGATGGGAGCAACCTTGTGCATGTGATAAATGCAAGAACATGTGTAAGGTTCCTTGTATTGGTACGCCAAAAGACATAGAGGCTATCATAGATGCCGGATACGCTGACAGGTTAAAAGAAACAATGTGGATGGTAGGGTATCTTGCAGTGAAAGAAAAACCAATAGCGATGATCCAGCCAACAGAGAAAGACGGGTGGTGCGCATTCCGCCGGCCGGACGGTCTCTGCGAGCTGCATGACCGAGGACTAAAGCCGACTGAAGGAGTTCTGGCTTCTTGTAAGGTGGTTGAAGAAGACAATGTCCCAACATATGAAACGTCTGTACTTAGAGCAGTAGCTCATGAGTGGGTTAAGGTGGAGAACTTCACAACTGTAATGAGAGTCGTTTTTAAATACTTGCATGAAAATGAACGTGGAAAATAAATTAGACAAAGTGGTTAATATCCTAAAAGAAAAAGGATTTGTAGTATATAGAAAGGGCGGGAAGGAGCCAGGTGTGTTTTACGCTAAAGAAGGTGACAGCCGAATAGGATTCGTTTATCCCAACAACGGATATATATACGACAGGATAAAAATGTGGTCTTTTTCAAGGATATATAAACCGCATAAGAAAACAGGGTCTTCGTGTTTAATGTGTGTCAGCGACGAATTTACGATAGAGAATGCGATTAAGAACATAGAGGATAGACTGTGGGTGAATTATATAAAAGACGGTAACAGGAAACGACCAGAAGAATATAAAAATATAAGAGAATTTGTTGGTAGCTTCACTAAATTCTACAACTCTGTAGAATTAGTTGAGGTTAAGTAGTTTTCCATGCGAGTTAGTTGCCGGCACTGGTCTGTGAAGATAGGTGTCGTTTTTTTTATTCAAGAAAGGAGGACAAAGATGGAGAAAAGAGACAAGAAGATACCTTACGAGGTAGTTATACAGGAAAGAAAAAGAGTGGATTTATACGGTAACGTAGTATATTATATCTATTGGTTTGATAAATATGGGAACGATATTACAAACGAATGGAAATTCTGGAGCAAGGGTCCTAAAAAGAAATACGATAGAGTTAATCGTTATCTAACGGATAGTTGGCTGAAGGAATACAGTAAGAATAACAATTTAAAGATAAGTAGAATCAAGGAATGAAAACGATAAAAGTAGACAAAGTGATATTATATCACATGGATCGGGTAGACCCTGACGGGAACTTATACCGGTTCTATGTGTATAAAGGAATGGCATCTGAAATAGAATACTTTTGTACTGAAGAGGCAGGTAATATGACCATACCAATCGGAGAAGGAAAGTATGTCAAGATCGTACCAAAAGAAATAAAGAAAATACCAGTAAGGGGATATAGGAAGCTTGCTGGAATATGGAATTGTGAAACATGTAACGGGAAAGGCTGGTATAGGCTTTTTAATTATTTCAAATACAAGCCGGACATATGTTATGTTAAAAACATAGGGCGTGACAAAAATGGAAACACAAGACATGAAATATCATTGTTTAATGCCACTATGAATGTAACAAGGTATTTTAATCTGTGGAGAATGAAGCCAGGGATGCATGCTATGATAACAAACGAGCACGGAGTCTTGGATATTATAAAAGAAAAATTCGATAACATAAATATAGTGGAATATGGTGGAATATGGATCTAAATAAATTGTATAAAGAAATAGAAGAAGCAGAGGTCAGTCTGAATGCAAAAAGATTAAAGTACATCAAAGAAGCATTAGCAGAAAACAATGGAATTATAAAGCTAAAATTTAAAAATAATTGAGCATGAGTAAATATACAGCAAAACAAATTGCCGAGTCCGATGATCTGTTTGATAAGCAAATACATAAAGTCAGAAAGTTTTATTTGAGTCGTAATCCTGATAAAATGATGATGCTCGAAGAAAGAAAAGCTGTTATCAAAGAACGAAATAAAGGTCTTTCCCCAGAATATGATAAGGAATATTATTGCGGAACCTGCGGAGCTAAAGACGGTGCGGAGCATCCTAAAACCGGATATTGCTTTCACTGTGATACGGATAACTGGATTCCAAAAAATGACTAACAGCTAAAATAATCGAATTATGACAGCCGAGAAGTTTAAATCTATTTGTGAATATAAAGGAATAACTTGGAATGATCTTGTCCGCATTAGGGTTATCAAACCAAATAAATTTCTCGGATTCTTTAGGCAATTAACAGGTATAACAATCGAAGGTGCATTCAATGGATGTTCTGCTTGTGTTGAAATAATGGCCGATGATGACAACGGTGTTTCAATGATGCACTATATTGATTACGAAGATATTATAGGAGTTGAATTAATTAAAAATTAAAAAGATATGAAACAAGATATAGAAGTGGCGTCAAGAATTGAACGTGAGAAAGTTACGCAAGAACTTCATGAATTTGCTGTTCCTCTTTTTAAAGCTGGTGCGGAGTGGCGCATCAACTCTGTGTGGCATTCTATAACAGTAATTCCAAATTGCCACCGTTTTATTGTGTTTCTCCCTAAGAAATCAACAATAGGATCAAAGAATCCAATTATGGGTATATTGGAAGAGAACAGAACTTTTATATCCAGCCGTCCAGGATGTATTTTATGCAGATTAGATGAAATGGAATCATGGGCTTATTTGGATGATCTATTACCTTAGGTAATTATATACTCAATTTTAAAAGTTAGAATTATGAAAAAAGATTTAACAGACAAAGAAAAAGAGGAAAGAATGAATTACCTTACCATTCATAAATGTAAAAACGAGGATGAACGTAAAGAGTTAAAAGAATTATGTGATTGGTATTTTAAGGATACTCCTACATTAACTATGTCTTTTTCTTTAACAGAAGAAGATCTTCGGGTAACAATGGAAAGGGACGTGGAGTTGTCGGCGGTAGCCGGAGCGGTAAAGAATCAACACCATAAGAAGAAAATTTGAAAGGTTATGACCGACAGAGAACTTCTCGAAGAAAACAATAAGATGTTAAAGGAAATTCTAAGTTTTGTGAGAAAAGTTGATTCTGTTGAATACAGGGATCATCAAGACTTTATGGAATTTCTGAGAAATGTGGCAGCCGATATATGGGTGGAATATACGGAGCCTGAACAAAGAAGTAAGTTGTTTAATTTAATAAATAAAAAGAAATGAAAACAGTTTTTGATTTAAGCAGAGATGAGATTGTGTCATTGACATGCAAAGAGATATATCTGTATATAGACAAAGAGCTTGCTGGTAAAGGTATTCCAATTGAAGCTAAAAACTGGAATATAAAGAACAAAAAAGAAGTCGTGTATCCAAGAACTGGAGTTCCAGTATTTATGTTAAAAGATATCGGCATCGGTTTTAGAACCATAGAAGGTGCAACAGAGGTGGCTAATTTGCTTATTAAATATAATGCATTTAAAATGGAATCAAAGTTTCTGATAGGATCGTATGAACAGTTTTGGATCATAAATGGAAGTGTTTGCCCAGCCATTACAGGAGAAGCAGGATATAGCAAGGAAGAGTTTGATAAGGTAAACAAGGAAAACAAAGATCCAGAATTGGAAAGTATAAATTCCTTCAATGATACTGTGAAAAAAGCCAATGAAATTAAAGACAGGGTGTTGAAATACGTGTACAACATAAAACAAGAGCGTTCATATAACAATGACCTGATTGGTATCTTTGAAAGGTATAAAGATATAGCAGACGGTGATATGGAGGTAGCTATGAATTTTATTAAGGAGGCCTATCCATTCAATGAAGAAACAGAGTCGTTTATCAGAAAAAAGTTTGACATGCCTATACCGGACGAATCAAAAGAGCCGTAATTAAGCTAAATTAAATCATTTTGAATCTTTTTTATTATCAAAAGACATATCTTTGTCCAAAAAAAAACAAACAGAATGGAAGAAAAAGAGATAAAAGAAGCTATGATTGAAGCCCTGACGCACTTAGAGGGGTGTAAGTATTTCGTGGCTACGATAGTAAATGAAGAGGAAAGAAGATTTGATATGAATCAAAGAATGTCACAGCATCAATTGGCGTTAATTATAAAAGGTATCTTATCCAACAATGAGATGATGATGATGGACGTTTTGCAGTGGTGTTCTGAAAGATTTAAAAATAGTATAGAGAAAGGAAAGAAATCAACTAATTAAATATTAATACAATGAATAGATGGTTTGAAATTACGGTAAAAGCCGAGATTGATAATATCGAGAACGGCAAAAAAAAGAAAGTAACTGAAAAGTATTTAGTGGATGCCTTGTCTTACACAGAGGCAGAATCAAGATCGTTGGAGATCTTCAAGGATTTGTACAATTCTTTCGAGGTTGTAAAAATTAATCCTATTAAAGTGTCGGAAATCTTCTTCAACGGAGAAGCTGAGTACTGGTATAAGTGTAAGGTGAATTACATTACACTGGATGAAAAGAAAGGTAAAGAAAAGAAAACTCCATGCTATATGTATATCCAGGCCGGCAATCCTAAGGATGCCGAAGCTGTGTTGACTAAAGGTATGCAGGGTACGTTAGGAGACTGGAATTGCGAGTCTATTGTGGAAACAAAAATCATTGAAGTGTTTAAATACGATCTTCAGAAGGGAGCTGAAAAATTAGGCGAGAAGAAGAGTGAAGAGTAAGGCTGATGTAGTTTCCAACATAGCGCTTGTTGTGGCGATAATATCATTGCTTTCAGCAGGCGCTTTTCTTCTGATAGTGATTAAGACAGACGAGGTATCTAAATTATTAATGAACGTACCTTATCTACTGGCTTCAGCGGGATTATTCTTTTCAATAATATCATTATTATTCGAATGGAAAGCAAGGAAAAGAAGCTATACGTCTGCGAAAAATGCGGACGAAAAGTAATGATAAGAAGTCATGGCTTATGCCAGGCTTGCAGGAGCAAAGAGTTGACTCCGAAGAAAAAAGACAGAATTACATCCATTAAAAACAGCAGCAAGAAGAAAAAGTTAGAGAACCCGGATTTATCCGGGTTTTTTCGTCTTATGTTGGAGGAGTTGAGTACTATTCGAATGTCTATGACCGGTAAGGCTATTCATTTTCCTACAGTATGTAACGTATGTCACATACTTCCGAAAAGGATATATAAGTCGGTTGCTACTTGCAGGGATAATATAGTTTTCCTACATGAATCGGAGCATACGGTATTCGACATGTATCTTGACAGGATGGAATTTGATAAACTTGAAACAGAATTTCCTTTTGTGTGGAAGTATGCGGTAAAGAAGGTACTGGATATGGAAAACAGGGGAATGATTAAAGAAAGAGGTAGATTAATTATTGAAATAATTGACAGATATGAGAAAACTTTATAAAATAAGAATAGAAGCTGACAATGAAACTATCTTTTATGCTCACATACAGAGAGAGAGTTATGGTAAGGATATAGCTATCGCAGTGAAAGATAAAGATAAAGATGAAGTGGAAACAGTGTTACATTGTATTAAAGAAGAATTGATTAGAGGAAGATCATGAAAGAGAAAATAAAAATATTGACAGATTTAGGATTTGTTCCTATGGTGGAAGGAGAAAGAAATACGTTGTTTAGAATGAACGATGTTGTGATGTCGGTGTCAGATCCTAATCAAACACCAGAGCAGTTGAAGAAGGAGGTTATGTCTTTAATAAAGAACAGAGACATAGCAGAAAGAGGCGGACAGGTTCCAGTAGTTGAAGAGCCGGCGCCTGAGCCAGAGCAGGCCCAGGGAGAAGAACCGGAAGCTCCGGCAGAGGAAGCAGATCCTAACCCTGGAGAGGAAGATTCGAATCCGTTTACAGAAAATCAGGAAACGTTAGAGCCGTTTTATATCTGTGATGAGTTAAAGAAGATTGAGACTCCCAAATTCGTAAGATTGACATTAGACGGTAATCGTTTTTATGTAAGAAAGATGGACGATGGGACAGCCAAGATATACGCCTCGGTAACAACCATGATTAGAGACGGATTCGTAGATGACAAGACGGCTCTTCAAGAATGGAGACAGGAGATGAGGATGATTGGTCGCAATCCGGAAGAAGTATCAGAATATGATGCAGATAAAGGAACGATCATGCACTACCTATACGGATTATACTTGACAGGTAGAGATATGGTCTTAAATCGAAGTTTTATAGTTAAGACAGTGCAAGAAGGCAAGCTTAAAATATCAAAAAAGAATCTTGACAAATTCTTTGGTAGCATAGATGATCTTGACGATATGATTGTCAGAGTTATGAAGTTTGCTAAGTTTTGTTCGGAGTATAAGGTTAAGCCGATGATGATTGAAAGAATATTGTCATTAGAAGATTATTTGGTAGCTACGCCGATAGATGCGATGGTTAAAATGACATTCAAATACAAAGAAGAAGGTTGTTTTGGAGCCGTGTATCAAAGGGCTACGGGGCAGTTCAAAAAAGGAGATCCGAAGAAGGAAGTGAGAGAAGTGGAGAAAGAAGAGATTGTTATCTTAGATTTTAAATCAGGTGACATACGAAATGAACATGCTTTTCAATTGGAGGCTGAAAGGAGAATGGTTAAAAACTGGTACGGAATTGATGCACGTATTATGAATTTTTCTCCAAAAAGCACGAACAGTAAAGGTTATACGCTAAAAGAATGGTCTGATAAAAATGCTGCTATGGAGAAAGCGGACTGTGTGTTCCAACAAGGGATGTTGAATCATATCAGAAAAGATAAGAGGTTTAAAGTGAGAAAAGGAGTGCTGAATATCAATAAGCCGTACAATGAAGAGGATCATATTGTCGTATATGATATTGCTGAGGAAATGTCTAAAAGATTCGTAATATGAGTGATATTGTTATTCCTGAAGGAGATTATGTGGAAATCGTAAAAGCGATATGTATCAATCCTTTTGGTAATTATTTCATTAACATCAAAAGGGGTTCAAGATTAAGATTATCGAAAGATTTGAAAATAGGGGATAAGTATGCAATATGCATACTCACATCTTATGAGAAATATGGTAAGACCGTTAAAGTAGTAATGCCTATACTGGTTAGAAACACAAGAAGAGTATGAAAAGAAAAATTAGAAGAACCGGGGAGATAATAGACGTAATCACCTTCAGCGGCTCAACTACAAGAAGCGACTGTGACAAAATACAGTTCTATGACAGAAACGGAAGTGTGATAAATGAGAGTTTAAATTATTATCTCGATACCCTTCCTGTGGATGATGAAAACAAAGACGTAGATTGGGAACAACGTAGATTCGATCTTGTTAAGGCTTATTCTATTGAGTTTATTAAAACGCTGCATAGAAAAGGAGAAATAGATTGCGGAGTATATGTACCAGATGTGGTGTCATGGTCTATAACTATAGCAGATAGAATCATAGAAGCAATGAGAGGAGTTAAAAATGCTTGATTTCAGAAGATACGAAAACGTACCCCGGTTTCAACTTGACCGCAGACCTGGCAGGAGCCGACTAAAGCTAACCTGCCCGGCTTGCGGGAAAAGTCGGTGCCTCACCCCTTATATTGATGTGGCAACAGGTCAGGTTGTTGGAAACGAGTTCGGAAGATGCGATCATGAACGGACTTGCGGTTACGATAAACGACCTACTGGTAAGGATGTAGGTGATAAAGATCTTTGGATTTCGGGAAATAAGTGTATAAGAGCTTATCGTCCTCCTGTAAATCCTGACGTTGTAAATTACATACCTTTTAGCGAGTTTGAGAGGACTGTGGTTCCAGACGATAGAAACACCGTATTTAGATTTTTATCGTCTCTGTGGGGGAAAGAAAGGGTGTCTGATGTGTTCAGAAGGTACCATGTCGGAACAATGGATTTATGGGGATGGAAAGGGTGTTGTATATTCTGGCAGATAGACAAAGATTTTGTATGTAGAACCGGCAAGATCATGGACTTTTATATAAAGACCGACAGCCAGGGGAATGAGATTGATGTAAAAAGAGTGAAGGAAAAAGACGGTGACAATGAGCGGCCTCATGTTATGTTTTATCACTCGTTGCATGCAAGAGACTTCTTGTTTAGGCAATGCCTGTTCGGAGAGCATCTTCTAAGCCAGTATCCGGATAAGGTGGTTAATCTGGTGGAATCAGAAAAGACGGCTATTATATGCGCTGTGAATAAACCAGATGAGTTATTTGTAGCTACCGGTGGGTTGCAGAATCTAAGGCCGGAAGTGATAGATGTTTTAAAAGATAGAAAGACTGTAGCTTTTCCGGACAAAGGACAAGCATTTGAGACATGGAGTAAAAAGATAGATGGGATGATGATGAAGTCAAGGATAAAAGTATCAGACTATCTTCAAAATGTTGAAAATGTAGGAGACGGAGATGATGTGGCAGATTTGATAATTAGTAACAAGGTAAAAGAAAAACAGTATGAGCCTGGACGTTTATATTAAAAGTAAGAAGAAAGAAGAGGATCGTGAATGGGTTGCAAACATCACCCACAACATGAACAAGATGGCACAAAGAATATTCGTATCAGAAAATAAAGAAACGCTGTACGATTATGTTTGGAGACCAGAAGAATTGTATAGAGAAATATATACCAATGAGATGAAGAATGTACTTACAAAAGGTATATGTATTATGATCTCCAAGAGAAAAAGTCTTTTGAAATACGAGCCAGAAAATGGATGGGGGTCTTATGATTCATTTCTTAAGTTTCTTATCGAATATAAAGAGGCGTGTGAAGATCATCCGGGTTATATAATTGAAGCAAGTAGATAATATGGAAAATTACAAAAACACTTTAAATGAGGTAGTGGTGATCGAATCATCACCAGAAACGTATTTTGTTTACGCTATTCGTAATGCTATTCGTATCTCTAAATGTGCGTATCCGACAGCCAAGAAAGTAATTTTCAAAAGAGAGGACGTAGAGGTAGAGATCTCAGAAATGGAAACTGAAAGCAGTTTGTATGAAAAGTTTAAAGAAAAACAAAAGAATAGGGTATGGAACTTAATGAGCACCAACAACGGGTTTTAAGAGGCGAAATTTGTCCTTATTGCGGAAGAGAAACAGAGCTGGTAAATGCCGATAAAATATATAGCAGAAAAGACTTAGGGATGGTTATGATGTGCAAACCATGCAACGCTTATGTCGGTGTTCATGAATCAGGGCCGAATAAGGGAAAAGCTAAAGGCCGGCTTGCAGGACCATCACTGAGATCTCTTAAGATAAGAGTCCATGCCGAACTTGATAGACTATGGTCTACGCCGGAGGAACGGAAAAGGATGTATAAAGATTTATCTGAATTTCTCCCTATACCGGAAGAATACACACATATAGGTATGTTCGGCGAGAAGACGATGGGAAAAGTCTTTCAGTTCTGTCATGTAAACAAAGAACGATCAGGTTCGAGAATAGAATGGCATAAGCCTGGAGATAAGTGCCCTAATAAGAACAACCAAATAGTGTCAGGCAGTAGCGCATGCAGAGGATGCCCTGAGTATCTTCATGATGAGAGAGACGGGTATGTCTGGTGTGATCCTGATATGAGTTACGGCAGGTTGAAATAGGGCGAGAATTGCCTATCTTTGTGCTATTATCAATCAAAAAAATGTAAGAAGATGGGCAGATCAACAGAGTACTACAGGACTCATCCCGAAGCCAGGAAGAAAAAGGCTAAAAAAGACAAGGAGATAAATGCCAGACCGGAACAGAAAGCCAAACGCCGGGAGCTTGGTCGTAAAAACTACGAAACGGACAAGAAGAAGGGTAAGGGCTGGAGAAAAGGCAAGGATTGTTCTCATACCAAGAACGGTCTTAGGTATAAATCAGTAAAAGCTAATAGGGGATCCAAATCGGATACAAAAGGTGACAAAAATGCACGAGGAGATAGCAAATAGGATAGATATAAGAAGGATATTCAAGACCTCTAAACAGGTCATGGAAGAGGCGTATGAGAATATCTTGAAATACAGGCGGGGAGAGCTTATCCCCGCTAAAACCGGATACGATTATATTGATGAGGCTTTGCTTGGAGGTATTTTCCCTCAGCATGCTATTGCCATAGGAGCCCGGCCATCTGTAGGTAAATCGTATGTGGCCCAAAAGATATTGGAAAATGTGATGAATCCGATGATCAACCCGCAAGCAGAAGATTATTTTCTTGTTAATTGCGAGTTCGAAATGAATCCTCAAGATCTTCTTCTTCGTAGAATGAGCCAGGATATGAAAAAGCGGGCTCCTGAAATATTAAGAAGGCAAGATTCTAATACAGTGGAAGAGATGAGGATGTTTGAAATCCTTCAAGGTGAAATCAGGAATAATATAATATACATCGATGCTCCGTGTACGGTAAAAGAGTTTGAGGCGGCTGTGTATCATATAGCTACCAAACACAAAGACAAACGTCTTATAATATTTAAAGTCGATCATATTGCTTTGATAAAAAGAATGGGGTTAGATCCTAAGTCGGCTATAGATGATTTGGTGGCGGTTATGAACGAAGCTAAATTAGTATATAAAAACATATTTTTCCTCATCATATCACAATTCAACAGAGAGATAGAAGGAAGGATAAAAAGCCCACAAGAGCAGCCTCCGCGTCTTTCTGATTTTTACCAATCTGATACGCTGGGTCAGTTATGTACGTTAATGATAGGTTTGCACAATCCTCGTAGGTACGGGCTGGATAAGTATATGATATTTGGGAAAGATTGGTATCAGACTCTTGATAGGTTTAAAACTGAAAACAAAACATCATTCAGGACAGCCGGACTGGTGTTTCATCATATACTGAAGGTAAGGCAAGTTAGTATGGAAGAGCTTACTAATACAATCCACCCAGAGATTCTGCCGGGGCATGGATGGATGTACGGGGAGGGCGGGACGAAGTTCGTGAACCCCAACCAGCCGCCGACGCCGCCCAAGCTCTATACTGTGGAAGACGTTACGGACAATCAGGAACAAGAGACAAAAGAAGAACAGTCATTGTATTAAAAAAAAATAAGAACCATGAGACTAACAGTAGAAGAAAACGAATACCTGATAAGTAAGTTCCTTTTGGTTCTTACTGAGTTTGCAGGGGATGAAAGAGAGATGTTTTTAATCAACTCCATACATGATAAGGCGGTGGCGGATATGAATTATCGTCTTCCGTCTTTAATAAGCAGAGAACGTAAAAGACGAGTTATTGAGCTCCTTAAAGAAGGAACCAGAATAATCAAGGACTTTTCTGGCTATGCTGGTGATATGGGTATGATTAACGAATACGATCGTCTAAAGAAAGAAATAGGAACCGTCCAAGACCAGCTTGGTGACGTAGAAGGTCAACTTCGGGCAGCAGGAGAAGTTATTAAAAAAGAACTTGATATGATTGCTGACCGAATCAAAGAAGATCTTCTTGATCGAGAACTGGCTAAAAGTAATGCCGAGGCTGAAAGAAAAGCCAAAGTAGATCCGAGATACGAAGTAGCTTTAGGTGATTACAAGGAGATGCTGGAAGTGATTTTTACAACCAGAAACAAGTATTCTACGGTAGATTCTGTACATGACGATCTTCGACAGTCGGTATCTACCGGTAGAAATTCGATTATTAAAGAAGGGTACAACAGTTAAAAACAAGGAGGGAATATGGAAAAGAAGGAATTTAAAGTAGGAGAAGTGTTTACTGCCGGACTTGTAAGATTAAAATGTGTGGAAGGTGATACATGCGATAGGTGTATATTCGAAGATTACGATTCTTGTTCATGTACAGACATAATTATTGGTCCATGTGGACATGTTGATAGACAAGATAACAAGAATGTTATTTTTATTAAAGCTGATTAAGAATGTACATCAATTTCAGACAACTTGCAGCATCAGACATGACTCCTAATGATCTTGCCAATCTTCTTGCCATAAGACAGAAGGACACGGTTATGATCGAAGCCATGCCAGAAGAAGATGCCGGGAGATATATAGAACTTGGCTTGGTTGAGAAATTAAAATCAGGCGTGATGAGACTAACCAACAAAGGAACGTCTTTTGTGAATTATATAGAGACACCGGAAATGACAGACGAGGTTCTGGAAACGTTGAAGATTATGATAGGGATGTACGAATCGTATTCAAAAGACATAGGTGTCAGCAGAAAAGAAGCGGAATCCAGATTGTGTTGGTTTATGGGTAATACCTCATTCAAGAAAGAGGTCATACTTCAGGTAACGGAATCTTATATAGCAGAGTCAGGAGATTATACAATGAGCTTATGCAACTTCATATGGAAACCGCCTTCTCAGGCTTTTTCAGTCCATATGAACCTCAAAAACTCAAAGCTCTTTGACTTAATAGCTGAAAAATTTAAGATCGCTACCGAGCCTTATTTGGAGTCTAAGAAGAATAAGGAAATGGATTGGTTGTTTGCCGTATCTAAATTGCCTACGCCGCCGGCTAAAGGCAATCCGGATTATTTGTTTACCGGAAGTTCTGAAACAGACAAAGAGCGATTGAAAAACATAAAAACGTATTTATTTAACAAAATTAGAAAGCAATGGAAAAAGTAAGAATCAGAAAGATTATAGAGGATATAATTATTACTCAGTTTCTTAATTCGGAAATAGATATAGTTCATGAAGAAGATGTGACGTTTAAAGAACTTGGATTAGATTCTGTTGATCAAATTGAACTGGAAGTGATGGTGGAACAAAAATTCAATATTGTTATTATTGATTATGATATGGAGACCATCAAAGATATGACTGATCTTGTTTACAAAATACAAACAGAAGGATATGGGAAATGATATAATTTTATGCATGGCTTTAATAGCATCATTTGCTTTTGTTATACAGTTTTTGTTATCGATATTAGGATCTGATTTGGATACGGATATTGACATTGACAGTGCTTCTGATTTAAGCATGTCTTTGTCGGACATCATATCATTCAAGGGCATAACACATTTTATTCTTGGATATAGCTGGACTACCTACTTTTCGGGTTCCCATTTAGTAGGGGTTGTGATAGGGTCGTTTTTCTTTATCGTTTTGTTTTACGTATATAAGTTACTTCTTAAGTTAAAGCAAGAAATGGTGTACGAATGTCCGGAAGATTTAAATGGCAGAGAGGTGGAGATAGTGTTTAGATCAGGGAAGAATCATTATATGGTAAATATTTCGAAAAATGGAAGACAGGAACAAATGAGAGTAAAATGCTTGTCTGGAAAAACTTACAAAAACGGTGACAAGGTGAATATAAAATATGAAGAAGGAGAATTAAGTATCTAATTTTTAATATGGATTTTGGACAAGATTTAGAACCAGAAGAACTGACCAAGCATTATGATCAGTGTTATGGAATTGATTTTGAAACAGAAGAAGAGGAGGATGAAGAGTATGACTGATGAGGAATTTGTATTGGATAATAAGAAAAAGGTTATTGTAAGAAAAAGAATATCTTATTTAAACAAAGGGGATAAAGTGTGGATCGTGTCTTCCGACGGGTATCTGCTACACACGGACGTAGTTAGAGCCGAACGCGGACGGTCTTATGTGGATATAGACGGGATTCTGTATTGGAAGCGAGGATTAGATGGCAAGCATCGTAATCGTAATAACTACATGCAGTTTGCCATGACACCAGAAGACGGTAAGAAGTATGTCGTATATTACCCGGAAGGATTTAAAGACAATGACTTATGATGGTCCCGGAAACGCATTTGCTATATAAGGAGTTTAATGGTGTAAAACGTCTTGCCATATCTTATTCCCAGATAGATACGTTTCTTACCTGTCCAATGAAATGGTATAAGACTTACGTAGAGGGCAAAAGGTCTACGGAAAAACAAGAAGCTACGTCTTATGGTACGGTTATCCATAAGACACTGGAATACTTTTTTAAGAACGGAAGACAGCCTTCTGGTAAAGACCTTGGAGAAGCAATAAGTTACTATGCTTACCAGGAAGACATACCTTGGCAATCACCGGAAAATATGATGATAGCCATGAAGCAATCTGGAGAGCTTCTTGCTTGGATTGTAGATCTATTTAAAAAAGACGGGAATAGGTTTATGATAGCTGATAGTGATCTTAATCCCTGTGAGAAACTTATTAGACACGGCGCTATAGTTGGAGTCGAAGAAGATTTTGTGCTGCCGTACCGTCTTCCTAAGCCTGTTGATATAAATGGTGACGTTCATACTCATGTGTACATAGTAGGATCGGTAGACCTTCATCTGGCTATAAAAAGCAAGAACGTAGTTCACCATTATGTCATAGATTGGAAATCAGGAAATAAGGTTTTTGACTCTAAGAAGTTGGAAACGAATTTACAGCATCCTATATATTCGTTTTACATCTATAGAAAATATGGTGGAGTTCTGCCAGATATGAACATCTATTTCTTTACCAGAACCAGGCAGTACCAAAAGGTTAAAGTAGATGAAGAACGTAAAACAAAATCTATAGAAATGCTAAATGACACTTTATCTAAAATGTATGATTTTGAAGATAATAGTGTAAAATCATTTCAAGCGTACATCCAGGGAGCAGAAGGAGCCGGGTATAGCAAGCGGCGTGCCACCCTAAGCCAGCCTGTTTCGCAAAACAAGCTACCCTGCCCGTCAGCACTGTGTTATTATTGTGACTTTGGATTACATAACAAAAACGAATGCCCTTTCTCTTCAGATTGGGATCCGTCTAAAAAGATAAAGCGATGAAATACGAGGACGTTCAAAAGTTAAGAACAAAATACCGGCAAGATCCGGAAGTTATAAACGTAGAATACATGAGAGACGTTGCTGTAAGATGCGGGAATTTCAAGAAAGCGTTTGAGCTTCAGGAAAGACTGGAGGATATATGGTTTAACTACTTAAAAGAGGTGCAATGAAAGAAGCATTGATAGCAGGAGCGGCGGTCTTTTTATTATCATACTTGTTTATAACGACTCTTATAAAAATAAGCAGGGCAATAGATCGGTATAAGATGAAGAAGAAGACCGACAAAATAAAAGTCGGTCAAAGATACGAATACGAAGGCTACTTCATGGATCCATTTGAAAGAGGCAAGCATGTGATTAAGATATTAGAAATAAAGGAAGGGTTCGCTCTGTACGAGTATGGAAAAAGCCCAAGTTTATTATTTTCTATGGAGCTTGAAGATATTGTTAAAAGATATGTTTTAATTACTGATATAAAATAAGGGATTATGGAAAAGAAAGTCACAATCAAAGAAGGGATGGATATTTTTTACAAAAATGCAGGGAAAGGTATATGGGTCTATATTGGACTTTTTGGAAATAAAGTGCTATCCATTTTAAAAAACAAAGGTGTTATTGCATGTGAAAACGATGCTGAATATTGCGTGTTGATGGATGGAGAAGATCATTTTATAAGTATAGCAAAAGACATGAGTCACGACTATTGTTGTGAATACGTTGTAGAAAGAGCAGAAGCCTACAGAGACTACCCCTCCAAAGGTGCTACATGCAGTGTATGCCTGTTTGAAGATAATGAGAATAAGGCAAGGGAGATGTTGAAAGAGGCGATAATAGAACTTTCAAAAAAAAGTAAAATAGATTGCGATGGGCTTTGAACTTAGACCTTACCAAAAAGAGGCGGTAGATGCCGGGCTTAAGTTTCTTACAGGAAGATCTAAGAAGCCTGGCATAGAAGTCTTGCCGTGTGCAGCGGGGAAGTCTTTAATAATTAGCAAGATAGCTCATGAATTAAAAAGACCTATTCTTGTATTGCAACCATCTAAAGAGATTCTGGAGCAGAATTATGCGAAGGCTATATCATTCGGCTCTGAGCCTACTATATATTCTGCTTCATGTGGTGTAAAAGAACTGTCGGCTATGACTTATGCAACATTAAAGAGCATAAAGAAAGATGTAGCGAAGTTGAAGGATATAGGGATAGATACCTTATTGATAGACGAATGTCATTCAGGATATTCCCCAGAAGAAGGTTCTGAATTTATGGAGTTTATGAACGAGTTCCCAGAGGCGAAGGTGCTGGGCTTCACTGCCACGCCCTGCCGCCTCCGGACCTACAGCTCCATGCTGGAAGGGAACTATAGCAAGCTCAATATGCTGACGAAAGACGAACATAACTTCTTTAAGAAGATAGTTCACGTAACTCAAATACAAGAGCTAACTTCTCAAGGGTTTTGGTGCCCACTTAAGTACGAACGATGGTCTTTTGATGAATCGGCTCTGATGTTAAACAGTACCGGGGCCGAATACACCAACGAATCTATTAAAGAAAGTATTGTACGAAATGGCTTAAACAACTCTATCTATAAGCGTCTTCTTCAGCTTATGAACGAGCGTAAAGCCATTTTGGTTTGCATGGATTCTATCGAATCATGTAATAGAATATCAGAGTTCATGAATGCCAGGATGGGAGCCATAACCGGCGTCGTAACATCGCTAACAACCAAAAAGAAAAGAGAACAAATCATATCCGATTTCAAAGAAGGTAAGTTGAAGGTGGTTTTTAATTATTCAACGCTTGCTACCGGATTTGATTTTCCTGAACTTGATTGTGTGATGTTTGGTCGCCCAACGTTCTCATATTCAACATATTACCAGGTGCTCGGCAGATGCGTCCGCATCCATCCTGACAAGAAAGAGGCGCTGATAGTTGATTGCTGCGACAACATGAGGCGTTTCGGCCGGATAGAAGATTTAACGATCGAACAATTTCCTTCTAAGGGATGGTGTATGTTTGCCGGCGATCAACTTCTGTCCAATATAAGGATGGGTGATATTATTACCAAAGACGAAATCCTTCGCCGGGCAGCCTCGCTTAAATCCGTAAATGGAGATGGTAGGAGAGAGGACGATCTTGACAGCATAATAATGTGGTTTGGAAAATATGAAGGAATTAGATTCAAGGACATACCGGTGTCGTATTTTAGGTTCTTGGCTGAGAATATGGCAGTAAAACCAGGAGACAGGAAAGAAAAGATTATCGAATATTATAATAGGATAAAAGCATGAACAGCAAAAGACGTAAGAAAATAGAGGATATTATTTCCAATTTGGAAAAGCATAAAACAGATCTTGAGTTTATCAAATCAAAGCTGTCAGAGGTCAGGCATAATTTGGATTCAGCCAAGGATGATGTTGATATGATTTTAGATGAAGAGACAGAATCAAGAGACAATATGCCGGAGTCGTTACAAGATACAGAAAGATATTATCAATCAGATGAGGCTGTAGCTAATATGGAGGCGGTTGTTGATGATATGGAAAGTATTGTAGGGGATTTAGAGAATGCGGTTTCAACCATTGATGATAAAATCGATGAGATAGAAACTGATATTATAGGAAATTTAGAGGCAGCCATAGGCGCATAATATAAAAATACAACCATAAAATTTAACACAATATATTTGTATAGATATAATACGATACATATTTTTGTATCGTATTATTTTTTATGTGTTATATTTTATGAAAACAAATGATACAATGGTATCAAAAGACCGAGAATTATTTGGCGTAATAATTAAGCAGGACACTAAAACTTCGTTTATGTCCTTAACAGACCTTCAGGAAGCCTATACGAAGAAGAGGGTCGAAATGGGATGGAATGAAAAGAGAATAGAGAATATCCTATCTAATAAGGAGAGTGCGGAACGTGTTTACTATATCCTTGAAAAACAAGGATATAAGATAGAATCAGGATTTCCTGGTTTTATACAATCTGTTGAAAAAGAGTCACTTATAAAAGTGATGAAAAAAATGGGAGCTTATAAGACAATGGGTAGAGGAGAGAATAGGAGAACTATGTGTAATCCATATGTATGGGTGCTTGTAGCTATGGAACTAAACCCTATGTTGTATGCTGAGGTTGTTACGTGGTTGACAGATAAGCTTATCTTAAACCGAATAGAGGCAGGTGATAAATACAATGTCTTATCAAGAGCTATATCAAGATTTCCGGATGCCGATTACTCCAAGATGGCTAAAGGCTTAAATTGGATTGTATTTAATGAGCATGAAAGCATGATAAGAAATAGGGCTACACAGGAGCAGTTGAAAGAACTTGAAACTCTCCAATCTAATCTTGCATTCTGCATAGAGATGGGAACCATCTCTTCTTTCTCTAATTTAATGAACATGATGAGATCTATATATGTAAAGAAATGGGGAGAAGAGGCTGTAACTTCTAAAAACGTAAAATAATATGGGAGTAAAAGAAATAAGAGAACTACTTAGACTCTACAATCTCGAACATAGTGTCGTCCAGAACAAAAACTCTGGGCGGTATTCTATTATTCTCCATAACAACATCATAGGAACGAACGTAGATGGAGAGAAGGTAGTTGTGTTCAGAACCATTCCGGATGGAAGCAATACGTTCTCTATGGAGCGAAATAGATTCTATGAGGGGTTTGTAGAGGCTTTTGATGACGATAAGGCGATTGAAGCCGTAAGACAGTATTTTGAGAAAAACAGAAATGATAGGGTATAAGACGAAGATGGATTATATTACTATAGAAATGAGGTAAAACAACGATAAAACAATGGAAAAGATGGATGATAACACTAAAAATATCCTTTATCCAAAAGGATCTATTTTTCGCATATTGAAAGATGATATAATCAGTGCAGAATTTAAAATAGCCAAAGGAGCTATAGCGGAGGCAGTATCAGACATAGAAGTAAATGATAAATATGCTGAGGTTTGTTGTAATGGGGAGACGTTCGTCATAGAAACGGATATTATGGATATTATTCCTGCCGAAGATCCCATAGAAAACAAATCGGTGAAAAATGACATCATAGACGACAAACTACGATGGGATTTGCTTCCAATGGAAGAGATTGAGGATATTGTAAGAGTCTATCATGCTGGTGCAAAGAAGTACGGACCCAATAAATGGCAGAACCTTGACAACGGGTTTGAACGGTATCGTGCTGCGGCTGCCAGACACCTAATGGAATACATGAAAGGGGAAAGAATAGACTCAGATACAGGAGCTTTTCATCTTGCACAATGTGCATGGAATTGTATAGCTATGCTGTGGTATGATAAGCACGGGAAAGGATTAATACCATTAAATAAGGAGGAAAAGAAATGACAATAGAACAACTAAATTATTTATTAAGAAAAGAGCTTTATGCTATAAAAAACCATAAAGACAATATTGATAGAATCAAAAAAGAATATTTTGATTCCAATTATGGGTTAAAAGAAGGAGATAAGATCCGTATTTTACACGAAGCAGGAGATGAAATGATAGGCTTCTTGAAAAAAGTTGAAGTATGTGAAGACGGAGATCTGTACTTGACAATCCAAAAACAAAACGAAAAAGGTGACAGAGGCAGAGGGAAATGGAATATGTATCTATCATCAAAATTAATTAAAATAGAAAAATTATCAGATTAATAACGATATGATTAGAGCAAGATTTTACATTAAAAAATCCGACTGCGGTAACGACTACCGTCCAGTCAAATGGCCTATAAAATATCCATATTGGTGTAGTGGTGAATCCGATGATTCATTCATACTTGTAGCGTATGCCGAAGACGAAGACAGCATAAAAGAGCTGTGGCCGGAAGCATACGATATTAATGTCTTAGAAAAAGATACTGAGATTAAATTCACATTAAGATTTCCTAAGCCTAAATGGTATGAATTGCAAGAAGAGAGATCAGAAGAGTATGATAAATTATATGGTAAATTCGTATGGGTTACAGACATGTGTCTAAAAGATGGGAAAATAAGAAAGGTAAAAGCCAGAATAGAAGATTGTGGTGGTCTTTTATTAGCCGACACCCCTGGTCGTTACACCCCTTATCAGATAGGGGATTGTGCTTTTGAAAGCAAGGAAGAGGCTTTAAAACATGCAGAGGAACAGAGAACGAATTTAATTAAGTCTCTTAGGTTACAAATACATGAACTTGAAAATCTAAAATTCGAATGCGATGATTGAATAATTTGATTATTTTACAAATAACGATTACATTTACGATATAAATCATTCAAATGAGATTAGTTGAAAGGCATATAGTTAAAGACAACCGGTTTGAGGATATTTGCTTCAAATCCGGCTTGTTATATAATTATGTTCTTTACAACATTCGTCAAGGAATCTTTTCAGGTAACTATTTAAAGGAATTTGATTTATCAAACAAACTTTGCAAAGAAAACCAATTCGATTTCAGGAATTTACCTAATCATGTATCCCAACAGGTGATTAAACAGGTATTTAAAAACATAAAATCCTGGATAAAACTCAAGAAGGATTTTGAAAAGAATCCTTCTAAATACGGAAATCATAGACCTCACCTTCCATCATACAAACAAGGTAAGAAACAAAACATGGTTGTTTTCACCAACTGCAATTGTAGGGTAAAGGGTGATAATTGTATTTATTTTGTTAAAGATATAATCAAACCTATCAAAACAAATGTAAAGAAAGACGAACTAAAACAAGTTAGAATAATCCCTCAAGCTACATGTTATGTAGTAGAGGTAGTTTATGAAAGAAAGGAAACTGATCTTGGTTTAAACAAAGACAATTTTCTTTCGATTGATTTAGGATTGAATAATTTATGTTCATGTATTAGTAATGTAGAAACTAATTCTTTCATTATAAACGGACGGGTTATGAAATCAGTAAATCAGTGGTACAATAAGAAGAAAGCTAAGTTGATGTCTTTTGTTGGTAATAAGGGAACTTCAAATAGAATAAGAAAAATTACTTTGTTTAGAAATTGTTGGATAGAAGACAAATTGCATAAAATCAGTAGATACATTGTAGACTTTTGTAAATCTAACAATATAGGAACAATCATCATTGGATTAAACAAAGAATGGAAAAACGAGATAAATATCGGTAAAAGGAATAACCAACATTTTGTTTCTATTCCTCATTCTAAATTGATTGATAAGATTGTTTACAAAGCAAATCTTTTAGGGATAGAGGTAATTACTCATGAGGAATCTTACACATCAAAGATTGACCATCTTGCTTTTGAACCTCTAAAGAAACAAGAATCCTATTTAGGGAAAAGAAAGAAACGTGGATTATTCCAAAGTTCCGTTGGAAAGCTAATTAATGCTGATATTAATGGAGCTATAGGAATAGCAAGAAAAGTAGTCGGTGATTCTTTCATTGGAAAGATAATCGATAGTGGATTTGTGTTTAATCCGGTTAGAATAAATATTTTGTGATATAAGGTTGAATCTAATGAATAAAATGAATAATTTTAATAACATTAACTACGCAGCAAAAGCCAGAAGAGCTTATTTGATAAACAATTTCGATAAGATTCTTAACAGTCTCAACACGCTTCATTCAACGGTTGAGACCATGACGCTGTTCGTAAACGACCAGGCTTATAATTACATTCTTAAGCTAAAGGAAGTGATTAAGGGGTGTCCTATGTATAAGCACAATATCAAGCGTCTTTTAAATGATATGGACAAAGAGATAAAGAGGTACAATGCTTCTATCTACTACATAAATAAAGAGCGTAGTGAGGTTATAGCTGATATAACACAAGCGATGGAGGATTGCCTCATGCCATACATAGACGACCTGGCCGGCGCTATAAGGGCAGCCGTGTGGTCGAAGGGCGTGTCCGAGGAGCGGACGGAAGCGGCGGTACTGTCCCTAATCGCATCCTCCTTGGCCATGACATCAGGCAGACTTATTTCAGGTGGATATCAGATCATGAAAGAAATGGGTGGTGGCTGGGGTGGTAATCCATTTACGTTTATGAGCATTGATAAGATAAGACACTTATCTACATCATTATCTGATGCTATTACCGGTGGAGAAATAGCTCTTGAAGAAAAAGAAGCCAATGACATAACTAAGGCAATGGATGTTTTTATTGAGAAAATATCCGATTCAGATATTGTTGATAAGGTGATCAGCATACTCGAAGAGGCAGAATCTAAAAACAAGGAGGAGAGATCGTGAATTATTTAGATGGGTATGTAGAAGAGATTCTTTCCGAGCCGTACTATGATGATTACGGTTCTGGTATTTTTAGGTGGTGGGTGAAAGTGTCTTACATTTGCGAAGGCATAGGAGCTGTCACTACCTTAATGTTTGATACGAGAGAAGAAGCAGAGGCAGTAAAACCAGGTTACAAATTTTTATGTTGAAAATAATATGAAGTATTTTATTTTATTGATGACATTAGTATTATCATCATGTTCAAATAATCATCAGGTTAATGACGGATGGGTTATATATGATCTACGTCCTTTACAGGGTGGACGTGTGATGTATTATGCTGAAGACGAAAGAATTTCAATATTTAAACATAATAGAATCATAAAATTCGTTGGATACCAAGGAGAATACAATATCGGAGATTCTATTAAAATCGTAAAAGTAAAATAATATGAAAAATAATTTAAAACTCGTATGTCCAAAATGTGGCACCCCTCACCAGCCTCATTCTCCGCACACGATGGATGCAGATGGATTTGAAAGGTGTGAGATAAGAACTGTCATGGAAGACAGGGGATGGTGCTACGAATGCTCTTTTTGGCAAAACTTGTACGACAAGCACAAAGACGATCCTGGATGGGTTAGGATAGACGGTGTAAGCTGGGTGCTTAAGCCTATGGTGAAAAACGTACCAAACGGATGGAACTGCCTTGGATGCGGTGGAAGAAAGATGTATATCAATATTGAAGGGAAGGGTATTGTTACATCAAATAACTGCTGGTGTCAAGGTGATGTTTCGGACGCATTCAAGGATCTGATGCCTGATAATGCTACTTGGGCTACGAAGGAGGAATTTGACAAAGCTCCTGTAGTAGGACATATCATAGAAGGTATTGGTTTAGTTTTCACGGATAGGGGAGGTCATGAAGTTAATGCTTAGAAACTTATTTCATGTTCTGCTTATACAAGAAAAGATGGTAACTACAACAATCCCCAACCATACAATAGGCGTACGGTTGGGGATTGTTGTCATATCGTAAAATTAAGTGTTTTTTCTAATATCAGATATTCAGTATGAACTTTACTTCCGCCATCATCTATCAAGTCCAAATTAATATAAGCTGTATATGATACATGATGATCACCAGGAGTAAGACGTTTCATTTCTGATAAGAACATAGAATTTAAACCTTGGCCAGACCATGATTCTGGATATGGCAAAGGTGTAAAGTCGGCATCTGTACATCTTATAGCCCAAGTAGAATTAGGATCTGCCCTAACTATTCTATCATGAGGTCCATCAATTACAAGATCTGACATCTCATATTGGTAACTATCATAATTAAGGACAATAGGATCACTAAAGTTTACACCGTATATAGCAGCAGGTGGAGTAAAGCTTGTTATTAAAAAGGTTCTATTAATCCTATTGGTTGTTCTTAGCGTAAACTCATCAGGTGCTATCACACTTACTCTAAATCCATAATAAGGAGAGGTTGTTAAAGCAATAGCAAGAACCACCGAATCCTGTTCAAGCAATTCCTCTGTCGTATCAACCTGACTATCGATCTCTTGCCTATCTTCCATTGGAACACCGCCTTGGACACTTATGGAATCCAGCCGTTCTTTTTTAGACAGAAAGATAAATTGCCCGCCCTGTGGAATGGTGCCTACTTTCTTTCCTTCTACGATTACCCCCCCCCCTATACAATCGCTAACTATCTTATACTCATATAGTTTAGCATTATTTTCAAATCTTCTTCTCATAATTTCATAAAATTAATTCAGTAAAGGGGCGGACATAACGTGGATTACTCCTTGTACTTGTATCCAAATGATCTCCTTGGATGTTTATATCATAATACCACGAATAGGTAAATTGTGTAGATTGAGTGGATGTCCACATTTTATTACTCATTATCGTACCTCCTACCATTAAAAGGCATTCGTTTATTTCATTCGCATACAATGATATCAAAAAAAACTCTCCGGCGCCACCTACATATCCATTTTGACCATTTTTAAATAAATAGCTATTAGCTTTATTAAAAGCGTAATTTTCATTACTGGTATCATATTCAAGATACGCATTCTGATTTTCACGCCCCCAATAATCCTTTTTAACGGTCTCCATATAAGAACTATTTTGTGCAAATACATTATCTACTCTTCCATCCTTACCCCAACGAAATGTGCCAATATATTCGGTGGCTATAACAAAACACACTTTATCTACAAGAGCTATTCCATTGCATAGATCATTGGAATATCCTTTATTAGACCAATTTTCTTTTGTATATAATCCTCCATCTACATGTTGGATGTATATGCCTTTATTGATTATAAGCGAGGGATTTACCCCCATCCCTATTTGAAATCTTCGTCTCATGATTTTTGTTTGCAAGATAGCAATAATTGACAACATAAAAGAAACCGGTTCTCTATCATCTCTGACTGAGAACCGGTAAGAAAACAATTTCAGAAAAATTAAACCTACATAATCTTTCAAGTAAGAACAAAAAAACGTACAATCTACTCTTTGACGATGCTAATATAACATATTGGAATCATACAAAAACAATGCAAGTCCGATATTCTTCGTCTATTTGTAACTAACATCATCGTCTCCTTCCGAATCAGGAGTAGCGCCGATGAAGAACATCATTGACTTGTTGTTTGTCTGCTGCCACCAATTATAGGCGCGCGCTACGTCTTCCGGCGTCTTGATATTATACCATTGTTTGATAAACGTCTGTTTGGCGAGTTGCCTAAATAACTTAGACTCTCCTTTGTATGTGCCGGATGTTACTTTATCAAGTGAGTAATTCCTAAGATCAGTAAGATCCTTCAACTTCCGCCCCATGACAAACGGGTCGTTAATGATATCTACAACGTTAAGCTCCATAATAAACGGCATCTGTGAAGCTATTTCGTTTATGGTTCTGAATCCGACATAGGATCCAAATTGAGTAAGCCAACTTTCTTCGTTTTCATCATCATCACGCCATCCGGCAAGAAGCATGGATACGGCTTGCATGATAAGGAACGTGCCGGCATAGACACTGAGACGTTTTATATTGGTTTTCTCTACCTCATTCATATTGTCTTTATTTTCGTTCCAGGCATCTATGATGTTTTTCATACCAGACTCGGAAGCTAAGCTAAATGTTTTGGCTATCATATTCTTTAACGTAATTGACAGTCCTTCCTCTTCTTGCATTGTCTGGAAATTGAAGCCACGTCTTTTCCACAGACGTTGAGCCGCCAGCACCAACCATCCTCGGTGGGCGGTCATGAACCTGGCTATCCAGTTGCGCGATGCGGCAGTTCGGTTTTCTTCATTCAAAGATCCGTTACATATCTGCGACAAGCTACGAACTTGATTTCTGGTTATAGCCATCTGGGTTTCAACTTCCTCAACAGTAACACCCGATCCTGGCTTTACAACCACCTTCCCATCCACGACGTCTACCATACTCCATAAAGTACGATCTTTTAATGCATTCCATTCTCTTTTTATGGTACTCTGTTCTTTATTACGTTCTTTTTCCATCTTGAAATCTTGGAACGTGTAGAACCGGCCTTTGTAATAACGAACATTGTCCATAGTAGCAATCATAACCTGCGGATCAAGAGGGTAGTTCAGGATTTCCATAAAAGCATACATAGGCGAACGCATTAAGGTCCTGGCCGCTCTATTGTATCCGGCACCATACATACGATTTCGGATATTGAATATCCCCATTCTCTCACCTATGACATATAATTTGCTTTTTCTATCTATGTCTCCGGTTTCTGCTATACAAGATGGCGCAAGACGTGAAAACTCGGCCGATGCGTATTTAAGGGAATCTTTGCTTATATACTGTCCTACGGCAGATTCCATGATGAGGTTGATATGGCCGGTAAGGGCGCCGGTAGCTGCCACAAACGGGGACAGCGCCAGGTTCATGACCGACATAAATCTTTCAACGGCCATCATTATCCTGGTAAGGTCTACTGTGTATCCACCGATGTTTACCGTCAGTTTTTTGGTGTTCATCCTAATGCCATAATAATGATCGTTAAAGAAGTCTCTAAACATCTGATATGCTTGAGTCGCTTCAGCTTTCTTACCGCCTTCAAATTGTTTGTTCAGCAACATCTGCTCCAGTCCTTGTGCAAGTTCTATAGATTTCTGCTTTTCGTTGTATAACGATGATTGCATCATAAGCATCGAATAAGAGTAGCCAAAATCGTGAGATACGTCATCTTGGTTCTCTAATTCATATATGTAGTATTTAGGTATGGACCGAACCCTATCTTCCGGATCATATACCTCACCCTGGCGTGTTTTACCATACAGGGAGTCATCTACGCGGTCAAGACATAAGTCGGATACGAAGTTCCTGACCGTACTTTTAAGGCTGATACCTAACCCTTCTATACGTTCTATATCTTGTTTGGATATCTGTGGAATAGCATACAGGTTCGGGCTCTGCTCTTTATATAGATCAAGGGATTGTCTTTTTATTTCCTTGAGTTTTTGAATCATATTCCATTGCTCTACGTTTTTAGTAGCGACCTCATTACCATCAGCATCATACTTAATGCCGAAGTCGTTGAAATACGATTCATCACGATACAGGCTCTTCTTGGGCATACGATGACCATACCCATGATCTTTTACATAATCAGGGTTACGACCGCTATTTTCGGCCTCAGATTCAGCCACCCATGCCCTTGCAGGATCGAAAGACAGGTACGATATGTCCATGCCATAATCTTGGGTGAAAGTCCCGTTCTGTACGTCCTTAACCATCTGCGCTACATCTATCTCGCCCCGACCGATTTTATCAATCATAGCCGCATATCCGGCAGGAGCCATGCGTTTGTAGTACGAAAAGACCTGGTTCCTGGCAAATTCATTAACAATAGCATTAGCTTCTTCTATGCCAGCTTCCATTGTTTTATTTAAAAATAAGCTGGCCATCTTAGCATTAACAGCATTCCTAAAATCTCTACCGTCTAATTCTTTGCTTATACCAAGCTTTTCTGACAGGTAATTGGTTTCAGATACGGTAAACAGATATCGGTTATCAGCAGCCTTAAACAGCTTATCCCTTAAAGCCTGAATCCTTTTTGCTTTCTTCGCCGTAGTATGACGTTGTACGAACTTCCATTCCACTTCCTTGGAGTCAGCAAGAGCATTTAAATAAGACTGATTTACTTCGTTTTCAGCCTTACTGCTTTTAGTAAGGTACTTATCAATATCTTCAAGACCCACCATCTTAGCATAATCTATTAAGATAGCGTAATCGGCTTCAATAGCTTCAGATGCGGCCCTAAAAGCATCTCTTTCAGATGAGGTAAATGTCGCTTCGTTAATCTCTCCGATATCAGCCACATCGCGATTGTTTCCGATTATTTCCTTGATAATAGCCTTATTTTTTTCTATATCTTTCACAATAGAATCCACGTCAGTCGCATCTCTATCACTTGTCGTAGAACTAATGATATCATGCGCCATTTTAAGATACGAAGCCTTGTTATTTGATTCGGTACGTGCCGACTGTTCTGATTCTACATCATTCCAAAACCGATCGTTGAATGACAGGTGACCTCCCAACATAAGTGTCTTCAGCGCAGCTTCTCCTCCAGACTCGCTCTGAATCGTTCTTAATTTTTGCAAAAACGATTCTGATACGGCATTAGTGGCATTATTTGATTCCTTTCTCCAAACTTCATTTATAGCTTGTATTTCTTTGGCCATCTTAAGTTGGTCGCCGGTTTTTTCCACTCTCCTGGTTCCTACATATATGTATTCTGAAGCTGCTTCCTTACGTTGTTTACGAAGCAGTCCTTCTTCTTCGTAATTGCTGCTTTTAAAATAGGCAACCTCATCAAAATTACCACCGCTATCAATAAAAGGCTGCCTCAATATCCGTTTTTGCCGGGATAGGGCATTAAGGTATTCTTTGGTTGTTTGAGAAACCGGATGCCCTAATTCTTCTTCAGCCTTTTTGTATATGGATTCCATTCTTGTGGCATAACTTTCGCTAAATTCCAGTTCCGAATTTTCAGCATCCCACTTTTCCATCTGCTCTGTATAGATCTTTTCCTGCTCGATGGTAAAAATATCGGTATTAACTCTATCAGACGATGGTTTGAATTTAGCGTTTTCAGTAACCGTATTTCCATCCTTGTCAACTACTTCTCTTTTAAATACGTAATTACGGTTATTGTCAACCACATCACCAATTTCTTCTTCTGATATCTCTATGTTCATGGCAGTCGCAAACGCTCGCATCTGCGCCAGCTTCTTATTACGATCGTATTTAGCCATATCAAGAGCACTACGAAGGTAATTAGAAGTTTTGCCGTCTACTTTCTGAAGCAGTTTTTCAAATTCAGATTTGTTAAAACCATGCTTTTTAGCATATGCCAGGAAGTCGGATATGGCGGGCTGGGCATTCACCATCGCATTGTAATTGTCTTTGGCAATCATAGCTCCAAGAGCGTTATTGAACGGACTGGAAGAATGCTCTAATATACCAAACCACCTACTTATCCAAGAAACATCGTGTTGAACCTTGTCGAAAAATTCTTTTACTCTCTTTACCTTATCTGCCGGCACATGAAGTTCGTTCATTAACTTATCAAGCAACGTACTTTCATCAAGGTCTTGTACTGATTTAATATCAGACTGAATACCATTGATGTCGGCAATGACGGTATTGATCCTATTTGTATAATCCTGCTTTTCACGTTCATCAAATTCGGTACTTCTGTTACGGATATATCCTCGAAGATCGTTCATGATCGGAAGAACCTGATTGTTGATAATATCTACATTCTTTCGATCATTGGTATTGAAGTGAAGCTTACCGTCTTTGGTATCACCATGAAGGATGGTGTTCACCACATTACTTAAGTATCTGACCTGAGCTTCGGCTGTGGAGATCATGCTGTTCATGGCAGCCGCCATCTCATTCTTGTCTATTTCGGTCTCTACCTTATTTATCTTATCTTCTATGGTCTTAAGCTGAGCAAGGGTCATAGACGTAGTTACAGCCCTATCAGAGCTTATCTGACGTAAGTCTCTTAATGTTTTTCTTAGTGATCTGATCTTGGACTCAAGAAACTTGTTCTTGTTCATAGAAGAAAGGGAGTATAATGTAAAGTCATTATCCTTTAACAGAGAGGTGTCAAATCCTTTATCTATGTCAGTAATGGCAAGATCACGAATGTTTTTAATAACGTTATTCAAATCTTGTCTTTGGGTTGATAAAGCTGATTTAAGCCAGCTTACGATTCCAGAGAAAAGCTGCCGGACGCGCCCCAGGAAGGAGGTGGGCTCTACCGGCGCCTGTGCTGTGCCGGTCTGCATCTCCCTGGCGAGGATCTTTCCAAGAATTTCTCTCCTAACAGCATTATCAAGCTCAGCTCCTTCATATACTTTACCGTATGTATTATAATACTGACCTGCATATTGGTTCCACTCTTCCGTACCTTCCACATCTTGCAGAACAGCCTCAACAGCATTCTGATCTCTGTATGCCTCTACAAGGAAGTGGGCTGTTTCTTCTACTAAATCAGATAAAGTAGCATCTTCACCAACTGCTATTACGTTATTGGCAATATCCGCCAATGCCTTAGCAGAAGGTTCATGCCCGTATTTGGTTTGGTACTTCTCTATATAGTCGGTCATACCTATGACGCTAACGCCAAGAGTTTTCAGTATCTCGACAATAGAATTTCGTTGGTCACGTTCCTGCCTGCTATAATCCGATACGATCTTAGCTTTAGTATCAGCATAAAGATCGTTGTCTTCTAATATGAATGAAACTACAAGCGCATCAAAATGATCGTACTTGGCGTCCAATTCATTGTATCTTCCTGACTTAAGATCGTTCTTTATCTGCTCCCTGCTAACCCTTTCCGTTCCTCCGGTGGCGAGCCTCATAGTCACCTTACTGTTATCCAACGAGCTTATGGTTATCATACCTTGGTCGTTCATGGAAACATCGGAACCAAAATGATTACGGAGCTCGGTGTAGGATAAGGCTGAATTGAAAAGTCTAATTTGTCCTGTATGACCTTCTCCTGTAAGATAATAGCTTCTTGTTTCAGGATCGAATATCTTAGATCCGGACAAAAGACCTTTCTTTATAAGGTAGTTAATTATACCACCTTTTGTTGATAAAGAAGTAGAAGCAGAAGCGGTCATGACCGGTATAAAAGATTTGGGATTATTAAGAACATACCTTCCAGCTTTGTAAGTAATGTCTGCCACGCCATCCCAGGCAGATTCTTGAACGGTGCCTGATAAGAATCCTATTCTAATATCATTCCCGCCAGAGCGAAGAGCTTCTCCGTAATCTTCAAATAATTGATTACGATCGCTCATGAAAAACAAACGAGGCTCTCCGGTCTGATACGTTACACCCACAGGATTAGAATCTGTCTGTGGTAACTCTTCTGGGCTAAATATCTTAAGACCGTCTTTTATAACCATATAATTAACACCCTTATCCTGTACCATAGATACGGGAGTGAAGTCCGAAGATATAGCATCTTGTAAATACTGCCCGGCGTCTATTCCAGGTCCTTCCGGTACGGAAATACTTGACGGAACCATAGCATCCACCAACATAATATTATCACCCAGATCTTGGCTATAGAATCCGAAGCCTGATTCTTGAATCCCATAAGTTGCATCTGATTTTGATACAAGAACAGGATTACTCATCTTAGAAGCCTTATCCAGCACCCTTTCTCTATAAGCTTCCGGAATAAGATCGATGTTGGATTTCACCTTATTGTAGGCCTGTTTATTGATAGGCACTCTCTTTCTCCAGTTGCCAAAAGCCTTTAAGAACTTATTAGAAAATACGGTTTTAAAAACAGTAGTAGCCCGTTCCCTGTTCTCCATAAGAGGAATAGATGCTATTTTATCAAATAACATAGACCTGTCCCCTGATCTGGTAGAGACAGAAACAACTTTCTTTTTATTATCTCTTTTAATAATACACGCTGATGTCATAGTAAAACATTTTTGTTATGAGACAAAGGTAGTTAAAAATCAAGCATATCATAAAAAATAAAGCCATCTAACTTCTCAGTCTGATGGCTTAAAAATGATATGAAAAAAAAATTATAATCTGACGAAAAATCGTCAAGTTCAGCTTATATGTAATGCATGTACCCATCTCGGTGTATAAACCTTCCCGATTCAAAGCGCTCAATATCTTCAGGGCAAATAGGGCCTGAATCCTCTCTCCTGGCTTCAAACCAAAGCCCCGGCTTACGAAGTCGGCAAGTTATGATATAATTGAAGCAATTGTGCGTAAAATGGAAAACAGATCCTACAGGGAAATACCTATCAGCTTGAAATACGATTCTTTTTCGTTTAGTATCAAACGTGATATCTCCTACTATCTTAGCCACGTAATAGCTTCTGCCATTTAACGTTTCATCTGTTTGTGATATCCAATAATAACCTCTTGCCATGCCACAAATATATAAAAAAAGTCGGACAAGACACATGTCCGACTTTATATTACTTTGATTCATTTTCAAACCGCTTTATAAGAGAAGCAATATCATCACCACAAACAAACATCATTCGACGTTCTTCTTTTGGTTTATGAGACACTGGGATGGTTTTGTTTATCTTAATCTGATTCGCCAGACCTCTACCTAAACGAATATCAACTTTTTTACCTTTCATGAATTATTTGTTTAAACAGATCAATTCCATCTATTATAATATGACCGCTTTGCATACGACCATTATTAGGATTGTAAAGAAAGTTGAAACCACTTTCTTTTTCCTGTCTTTCAAAAAAACTGATATCCTTTCCTCTACGGGCTCTTTCAAAAGCTTTCTTGAACAACTTGCCTCTAAAGGTCTTGACGAGGATCTTGGTAGCGTTATTGCCGGCTTTTACCATTGCTTTCCTTGCCTGGTCCTCCGAGACAAAACTGCTTCGGAAAATATACGATGCTGCTGCTTGTATGTCCTGCTTGGTAATCATATGATAAACATTTCTTTCAGAATACTGATCTTTATTCCGTATATCAATTTCATCTCATCTCTATCATATACGTCAAAAAAGGATTCACTGGGGTCCTTTGGATTTACGTTCAATTGAATTATGCAATTACCGGTATAAACCTTAATTCCGTAATTATCAGAGTATATATCCTGCATAGTCTCAAATGTCTCAATTAAATTTTCAACAAGTACTCTGTTAAATGAAAAAGATTCTTTACCATCACCTTTAAATGTGATATGATCTAAATTCTTGTTGTCAAATTCGTACTCTAACTGATTGCCGTCCATCATATCATAAAAGATTGACTTTTTGATTATAAATCCCATATTGTTTTATTTTTTAGTTAATACAAATCTTCTGAATACAACTGTTCTCTAATGGCATTCCTATCTACCACCATCTCCTGATTATTGTTTCTAACAAGTTCAGACGCTTCCTCTCTTGTTAAAAACCGATTCTTGCTTGTCAAAAATCCTTGAACACTGCGGTTTTTATGGGCTATACCGTATGCCGCAAGTTGCGATATTATGGAACAATGCCTCAATCCACAAAATACGGTTCCGGATGGTATATTTATTGGACCGTGAGGCTTGTTCTTGTAATCTTGAACCCAGATAGCTGCGCATACAACAATTTCCTTATCACACATAATTTACATATTTAAAATACCGTTTTTACCAATATGCTTCTTCTCTTCTTCAGTAGGCCATTCTTTCTTGAACTTACCATGCCACGTTCCAGGAACTACCACCACTTCGTCTCCCTTACTATATTCAATAGCGGCACATTCAGAACAAAGAGGCTTGCCTTCATATCCCTTTAGCGACTTATCGTAAATACGATTCTTACAAGGTCTTATAAGAGCCCAATAACAGGATGTGGCTGTATTATCTATACAGCCACATTTTGAACAAACAAACAAACTCATCCCGCAATCTCCCAGTCATTAGACATAATATCATGTTCGGTTGGATTCCAATTTGATGCTACTTTTTGACCTGTATCTATCATCAATATATTTACGTCAAACATACAGATATACTTTTTACCCCAATCGATTCTTTTTATCTTACGACCTAATTTAAGCCGTTCTAAAGCCTGTTCGAATGTCATGCCATGACGAGGCAGTTTGAGATACTTTTCAAGTCTGTCGGAGGCTTCATTTGGTGTATGGCCATCGTATTCGAAAGCGGTTTCTCTTTCAGGAACATCAAACAAATCCCAGTATTTGCTTTCATAGTGATTAGATACCTGACCGGTAGGTAGGATCGCCATCACAATAAACCAATCATCAGAACCGAAGCATTTTTCTCCGTCGCTGTGTCTCCTTGATTTGCAAACTTCAACCTGTCCGCTTCTGGCTAATAGATTAAAGAAGGCAGCGTTATACAACATGCGATACCGATACAATTCATTGAAAGTGTGGTATCCGTCAGAGACTTCTCCCACGTCTACAGGTTCTGCTTTAGGTTCAGGATGATTCGGATAGCAGTAGTCCACTGATGCTTCTAACACTGACTTTACGTGTTCTATTATCCTCGCAACATCATCATGTTTAAAAAAAATGCTTAAATCTTTCAACGAATTTAATATCTTCGTTGATTGCTGATTCGAACTCTTCTTTTGTCATTACCCTGACTAAATCTTTTAATTCCATTATTTGTAATATTTTAGTTGTTCTGAAATCCTATATTTACTTATATCATCGCATAAGTTACACCCTCCTGTGCATCCATAAATCGAACAATACGAGTCTCTTTCTGCCTTCGATTTAGATTGGAAATCCCTTACGACTTTAATCCAGATAGGAGAAATAATCTTACCAGAGAAGGAAGGTACGTTTAAAAGTAGTGTTTTCATGATTTTGGTAAAACATTCATATAACACGGTACATCTACCACATCTCTTCTGCAAAGTCCCTTCTCAAAATAGGAAACCATATAAGTGCTTTTACCTTCGTAATCAGGTTTAGGATCAAAGCATTCAAAAACGAATCTTGTTCTACCTTCAAGATGACCAAACATGAAAACAAATTCGCCACCGTATCTTTTGTTAGCTAATTCTTCTACGGTCATAATCTATCTCCCCCCAATCCTGAATTGATACTCACATACTTAACACGGACATCACTTCCACGTCCAAGCTGACCCCAGCCGGGCGATGGCGTTCCCTTGGCCGGAGCAGGGACAGCCCTAAGCCGAGACCAGTCCTGCTTTTGTCTCATGGCGTCAGCCTCTTTGTAATACCGGTTACACAGTTCTTGATCTTCGTAACCAACGTAATCTTCCTTATTTTCCATAAAAAATACTTTTTCAACAAAAGTACGACATTCATGAATTAATTAGATTTAAAATAAAACAATATGAATTAAAATAAAAACCCGATACGTTAAAATCGCATCGGGCCCGGTATTGAAAAAAAAATAGGTTCAGATCTTGGGTAAAGATTCGAGCCAATTTTTAACATCTTTATATTTAGGGTCTTTGTCTATTCTATCTTTCAGTTCATGCAATGCTGAGTCCATAACCGTATTCGGTACGCCAATCAACTCTCCTATTAAATACAAGGGGGTTTTATTCGATTTAGATTCATGTGCTATATTCATATCCCAAAAAAGTTATGTGAAACAAACCGGCCACGGGTATTCTATTGCCCGCCGACCGGTATAATATTTTTATTCCTTTTTTCCAAACGGGAAAAACGGGAATGCGGGAATCATATTTTTTACTATGGCTCCCGCACCACCGGAAGGACCTGGATCTGGATCTCAGGTCAGATCCTTCCAGTTTATTTTTTCGCCGAGGTAATCTTGCACGGCAAGCCATCTTATAAAGGCTACTCCTTCGGGAGCATCCGGATCATCCAAATACATTAACGTAGCTTTCACCAACTCGTTCTCACATTTGAAGACCTTCGGAAAACCATCCGAATAGTACATTGCAAAGACATATTGGACATCGCCCCATGTCGCTTTATCCGGCTTCTTCGCTCCGCACTTTTCAAAAATATCTTTTATTTCCGGCTGCTTCCAGATCCTCTTGGATCCATCGACGTTGACCATCTTCTTTACCGCCTCATCAGCGAGAGCATTAGAAAAATGGTAGCCGTAAGTATCTACATATTTCTGATAAGCTGGATCCTCTGCGTCTGCTCCTCAATAAGAACGACCTCTGCCACGTCCGCGACCTCTACGCATCTGAGGTCCGTCACCGTAGTATCTGTCGTCTCCATAGTAATCGGTCGGGTAGGATTCGTAACCCATCCTCCGGTATTCCCGGTCCTCCATTTCATGACGACGTTCGCGCTCTTCAAGCCTTCTTTCCCTTTCTTCCAGCTCGTTTTCGCGCTCTTCCATTTCTTTCATCTTCTCATGCATACCGTAATGGTCGTAAATACCACCACCATACCCCATGTACGTCCCATCAGAACGCCGGCTTCTGCCTCTGCCTCCACCTCGTCTGTCTTCTATCTCGTCATATCCAGGATATTCTCTGTGTCCTGAATTTAAATCATATACTATCATATTATACTTATTTCAAACGTTCTACAATTAACTTCTTTAAATCTTCGAATGAATCAGTAAGGTCATTCACCTTATTTTCTATACCAGCTATTTTACGATCCTGCTCTCTCGTTTGCTTGAATGCCGGATTGATATCTTCTAATATAGATTCACAAGCCTCTATCTTGGCACGATGGGCATCTACGCTGTCTATTATTTCCTGACTGGTGCTTTTTATGGCATTCAGCTCGTTCATAATCGGATCTATACTGGTAGATAATGTTATGCCCATAGCCTTAGCCACATTCTGGGATTCCGGGACCGTATAGGTCTTGGTTTCGCCAGTGAGCTCTACCGTCAGATCCACCACGCGGGTCTGCATCGCCTGATACTGACCTGGCTGAGGAGGAAGATACCTGGGTTCGGATACGGCTACTACCTTTCCCAATTCGTATTTAGGTACTGTATTAGTATCAAGGGTATGTACCTGAAACCCTTTCTTCAAATCTGAAAACATGATCAAAATATTAGTTAGGTGAAAATAGGGTGATGATCTCCATCACCCTACTGAAATCATTTACCTGCTTTAACTTCAGACGCCTGGGCTGCCGCTACTGGAACACAGCAATCCATTAATCTTAACACGCCACGAACTTTATTGAAGTACAGAAGGCGTTCTGTGCCATTTACCATAGCGGCACCCGTGACAGCTACGTTAATAGGGTTCACGACATTCACTCCCGTAACCGGGCAACAGGTGTCGGCTCCTACTGTTGAAACTGTGCTGTTTGCCGGGACCGCAATCTGTACCGGTAGAGCACTTCCGGCTGTGGGGACTACTTGCCTTATCTTAAGAAGGATAAGACCCTCACACGGAAGGGCGATCCAAGCCCGTGGGTTAATACCGAAGACTGTATTTGTCGTACTGACAATAACATTCTTCGTAACCATCTCATACAACGATCCTATTTTAGAAACACAAGCCATATTAGCCTCCTTTCTTAATAAAATCAGACAGCAGCGTTGTTATTGCAACATCCGTTGTTACATCCACATCCGTTATTGCAGCAACCTCCTCCGAATACCTGTCCCCAAGTATAAGCCTGGTAAGGAGAACAAGAGGGGTAGGCCGGGACGGCTGTAGGACGTAATTGACCGATGATATTCTGAGTCTGTTGCTGAGATAACGCAGAAGCAGTCAAAGCCGCTTTTTCTTCACGAAGCTGAGCAATAGTGTTTTGCATTTCACGCATTTCCAACTGACAGAATTTGTCATTGATCATGACGTTTTGAGCATCAAGTTTAGCAGACAAGATATTGAATTGGCTTGTAGCTTGCTCACGATTGTTATTCAGACCTTGGTTGAGACCATTCTGCAAGATATTGGTTTGTTCCAACGTGCGAAGCTGGTTATCAAAACCTTGCTGAGTAATCATTCCCTGAGTCTGGCAAGTGCTTTGATTGATCAACGAACTCAGATTGCAGCAGCAAGAGCTGATTTGATTTCCTATTTCACAACCTTGTTGTTGAACTGCGTTGATAACAGCCTGAGAAGTCATACCTACCTGACCAGCTACTTTATCAATAGCACCCTGTACGTTGCAGATAGCGTTCTGAAGTTGAGTAGTAGAACAGTTCAAAGCAGAAGCAATCTGATCTATGGCGCTACGATTACCTTGAATTGCCTGCATCAAAAGTTCACGACCGTAATCGTTATTCAACTGAGCCGGCAAACCATTGGCACAACAATCACCGCCATTTCCAAAACCGTTACCGAAGCCGCGTCCACCCCACAGCCAGAACAAAACAATTATCCAGAGCCACCAACCGTTAGCCCCACCGAAACCGTCCTGGTTGTTACGACCGTTCATCAAAGCCGCCACCAGATTCGGATCCATTTTATTACCACCTATCAAATTAGCAAACATGCCGGGAATCATTGAAAGAAGACCGTTAGTGGCTGCACCACCACCGTTAGCCCCGGCTCCATCTAAAAGGACGATTTTATCACCACCCATAATTTTATAGTATTTAATTGTTAAACATACGTGCATGAAGCACGTAACAAAGTTCATGATTGTAAGGTGGAATATAGGTGTGTTTATTTCTTATAGAAGAGAAATATTTTCAGCAAAAACAGAAACAAAAAAAAGGTAGTGTTTTTTATTCTTTCAAAACACCACCTGTAAATAAACTTAAGCAAACTTGCCATATTTTAGAAACACATTTTTGAGTTTTCCTTTTATACCATTTAAGGTCACTTCATATCCGGAGCCTGTCATGTATATGGTTTGTTGATTGATTCTATCACCAGAATACTTATCTATGAAATAAGACCTATACACTCCATACCCTTTAACTACAACATTGCTATATAGCTCCCATTTGCCAAGACCGTTCCTAAACATGAATTTAGCTTCTTCAAGGAATGAGCGAAGATTCTTTTCAGCAATAATAACACCATTTTGCTCTAACTTCTTTGCAATATCACGAATCAGCCACATATTGTTATGGTCTACTTTCCTAAAAGACTCGGCAAATTCTACATCGGGCTTGTGTTCTTCTATTGTTTTCAAAGCTTGTTGCTTCTCTGCCTCTGCCTGCGACTTTTCGGCTATAGCTTTTTGAGCAGCTTCATATTGATCAGCCCAGGCTCTTGCTGCATCTGCCGGATTAGAAAAGTCAGGGACCAAAATTCCCTTTCCACCGGAACTTGTTTTATATTCTCCTGTTTTACGAATAGAAGGAAGAACCTCAGATGTTACCCATTTCTTAAATCTCTTAGCAGACTCTAATTTTGAAGATAATATAAGAGAATATAAACCAGATTCATTAATTATTCTTATACTATCTATATATCTGGTTTTCAATATAGATCGTTTTACGCCCCATTGATTATCAGATACTTGCAAAAGCATAGAATCATCATCATCTACATGTCTTTTTACCGCATCTTTAGCATTTATATATCCAAGAGATTTAGCCACATCTGACGCCACAAACCAAACATCTCCTTTTGGATCTACAATAATTCTAAGCTCTCCAAAATCCGAACTTTCAAAAACAGAAACTTTATCCATGATAAAAAAAATAGGCCCAAAAGAGAATGTCAGATCCCACTATGACAAACCCTAATGAGCCAAAAATATCTTTCAACATCAAACAACCAGAGGTGGGATCTCGTTGTTCATTGTTTCTGGAGCAAAGATAGGAACAGGATTTTAAATAGCAAATATTTTAATACTTTTTAAATCAAACCAGGGCCCGCATCACTGCGAGCCCTGATCTACACTAATCTAAACTAATACCATGAAAAACTTAAATCTAAAAACTAAAGAACACACAAATGTAGGAAAATGTATGCCTTTCACAAAGAATCTGTATCCTGTTCTTTTGTGTGATTCAAGACATGGGATATAGTTCTGATACTTAATCCGGTTTGATTTTGTATCAGATTATAAATATAGGATTTTGAAACTACAGTTCTTAATTGACCTAAATCATTCATAATGTTTTTATACATAAGATGAATGCTGTTGTTACGTTTGATGGTACTGATTCTCATTTCCTACTGTTATTAGTTACGTTCGGTTCTTACTTTTTCCTTATTTCCATAATCCCTTCCTGAAACTAATATCGCAAAATTAATAAAAATAATCCATAAACGACGAAAGTCTAACTTTTCTTGTATGTTATTGATATACGTGCATATGCAAGAAAAGTGAGACTTTCACAAGCCTCACTTTCCAAATCGTAATTATGAAAAAACTATATTATATATATACAAAAATTACCTGCATTCCAATTTGTTAAGATCATTCAATTCAGACTTGCTTACGGTCATGTCTTGCGTCAAGCCAGATCTGTTTTGGTATGGAGCGTAATCAGTTTCTACCGTCTTAGCCTTCTGAGTAGAATCGTATTTCACCTCCGATTCGGTTCCTGTCAGATTTTGGTAGATAGAGCCGGAACTACTCTCGCTTACTTTAGACCATATCTTATTACCTACTCTTATAAAATTATCATAAATACCTTCTGCTGTTATAACACCATCTTGCTCTACGATATTAGAACCCGATTTTTCTTTTAACAAATACGGGTGCCTGGTGTAAAAATAGTGTTCAAAATCATTCCCAGCATACGAAGGGTCATACCTCTCCAAATAAAACAATTCTGATAAAGAAGGGTCGGTACTGGTCATGCTATAATCAAACAACATCAACCTGTCTTTTCCAGATAAAGATAATTCTATTGATTTCAAAATATCAGGATCATCAGAAATAAGACCCAAAGATGGACCAGGTTTGAAGTCAAGATACTTATAGGCATTATCATATAATTTTGTTTTATGGAGTTTGTTGTCAAGGTAAGATTGGTATAAATCGAATAAGGATAATGGGTTTTCGCTATCTTGTTTTTTGTTCATGTATCGACTATACTCCCGATCCACATCCACGTAAGGAACGTCAAGTACCGCCGGGTGTCCAAACGCCATCCTGGTCATTATCATGTCCTCTGTGTTCTGAGAATCCATGAACGATCTGACGTATTTTTTAATGGAATCCATGAGCGTATTATTATCTACGTTCCGTACTTTCTCTTTATCCAAAACGCCGTTCTTAAAACAAGATTCAGGATATATTTTAGTAGAAAAATGAGTTAGGTTGTGCTTGGCTAATACTGTTGATATTTGATACATCTCGTTAAGATCATCTTTGCTGATCCTTTGATATAGATTATCTCCTACCTTAAGCAATGAATGTTTCTCAAATGCCTCTACTGGGTCTATATCGGATTCAGAATAAACGATATTCAAATTATCCATATACTCCGGCAATAATCCAAAATAATAGTCTGTACTATCACCAAGAACATCATCTATAGAAGATGCCAGCGTTGGAGCATAATTTACATCATTATGCCTGGCCACATAAATATCAAGATCCAGCATCAAATTATCTATCTTATTCAAAGATTCTTCTGTGCCATCATAAGTTTCCGATGTCCCTATTATATCTATGCCAAACCACGTACAAGCCTCTTCTATATCCCATATCATGCTTCTTAAATCGGATTCGGTGTCGGCATTAGCCCTATGTAAATAAGCTGATATACGAGCTCTTAGGAACTCTATTTTGCCAGGATTGTAATAAGACAGATCTTGTAACTTAGACAAGGATCTTCTCTTGCCTTCTACCACATCATCCCCTTCTATGTTTATTACCGGAATCTTATTCGTAGATGAGAACTCATCAAACATAGATTCGGCAAATTCTTTATCAGAAACGAATTTCTCAACCAGTTCAGGATAGGAATTTCTCAACGATTCAAAAGCAGATGAAAATTCAGAAAAGTTTTTTATGCCGGCTACTGTTTTACGCATAGCATAATAAAGCTCAGAAGGATTATATGGTACCTTTTTACCAAATTGGTTAAACACTCCCTCCTTGTAAACAATAGGACCATACTGATAGTCAATAGACATAAAATAATTATCTTTTTCCCTATCATGTTCGTTAATAGAAGAATCTATTAACTTTCTCATGGAAGTCAAAACCTCGTTTAAAACAGAAGGATCGGATAAAATACGACTTATCTCTGTTTCATCATACAAACCGGATCTCCTTAATTTCTGCTCATTCAGTATCAAACTGCCATCTACATAAAAATCGAAGAGAATAGCATTAGACAATGAAGACGCATTGAAAAAATAATGAGTAGACAAAAGGAAATCCCTTACATCCTTAATGTCCTGAGCCGTTAAAGGATCAGCAAAATAAGTCTGACGCTTCATATACGACAGCACGTCTTCTAAAAGAGGTTCGCCATTGGGATCGGTATTAAATATCTCCCCTGGAGCCGGATTATTCCAATGACCGTAATACGACAAAAAACCAGGAGTGTAAGCCTTAGCCCATACCTGAAGAGCCCGCTCGCTGTTTCCTAATACTTTTAAAGCACTTTCGTAAAGGACGGAAGGCTCCCCGTTAGGAGCCTTAACCCGTTTTATTTCATTTTCCTTTTTTTCTATCTGACATTTGACACCCATAGTGATAAATACTTTAGACAAAGATAGTATAAAAATAGAAATTATGAAACTTCTATTTCATAATGCGAAGCCTCTGTCTCAACTATCAATCTTCCCTCTCCTTCGAACTCAACGCTATCATTTCCTGGACCAGTAACAAAAGGGAAATCAGATACGGATGTTACATAATCTCCAGAACCACCGGAGAAAGACTGACTTTTACTTTGTTTGTAATTGATAGTCAATTGTGTTTTACCTATCTGAAGAGTTCCAGATAAATTTTTAGTATAAGTAGTGGTAGTTGTAATATCCCCGTTTTTATAACAATACATTATAAAGGTGGTAACCGGACTCTTTTTTATATTACTATCCGGACCTGCATGATAAGATTCATTTCCTCCAAATATGCTATAAATGTGACAATAAGGACCGACTCTTTTACTTGAGGTTTTAGCCTTATCCTCGACTCCTTTCAAAGATATAGTAACCTTACTCTTGTATTCAATATCCTTCCAATTACAGACTCCTTCACTTACGTTTCCAACAAACCTGTCATCAACATAAACCTCTATATTCCCCTGCTGATTGGTCTTCAACTGATACTGAACAAGATTTGAAACATTTTCGTATCTCCTTCTCATACTCAACACTCCTTATTTAACTCATTTATCGAATCCGAATTATCAGAACCTTCTACGAGATTCTTATTCCTATCTATCTCTTCCTGGCTCATATTACTCATCATATTTTGTATTTTTCTACCAGATTGAGATAAAGAGCGGATGAATGCACTGGAACTTATCTTAACTCCAAGATCCGGTTTTGCCCTAAACGCTTCACCGGTACTGATATTATACAAATCATACACACCTGAGTTCATATAGAATTTATATATCCAGTTTCCACCAGCTTTTTTGTACCCTAATTTGGTTAACTCGACTACACTCATACCAAATTTAATGCCATTACGACCCATTATCTTCTCTGGTATAGGTTCTACCTTAGCCGGAACAGATGTATATGCTTCATCACCGCCGTACAGGAAATAAGGAGATGTTACCCTTGATATGTGAGTAAGCGGTTCTTCGGATATACGAGGTTCGTCTTTTTCTATTTCTCCTTTTGTAGATCCAGGTAATTCGACATTTCCTTCAACTTCGACATTTGTTCTGGATTGTCCTTTGCCTTCTCCATCTCCCTTTTTATCGCCATCTTCCTCAGTGCGTACTGCACCGCCTTCTGCACTTCCTTCTTTTCCATCATTTAAAATATTATCTGATTCTGACTCTATAGACTCCACGACAGCATCATACTCTGGTATGCCGCTAAGGAAATCTGCTACGTTATTCAAAAACTCTATTTTTTCCTCGTTTGTCATATCAAGGCTTTCCACGGGCTCCCATATGGCAGGCAAGTTGTTTGATTTTATTGCAGTAGAAACATCTTCTACAGTTTTATTATCCACCGTAGGCAAAACTTTAGAAACCAAACTATTGATATCAGATTCCATTTTTTCTACTTCCTCTTTTGTGCCATATTCTTTTAGGGTATCCATGCCATTGACTCTAAGAGAATAATTCAAAGCCTTGCTCGGAACAAAATTAATATATTTCAAAAAGTTTTTCAACTCTGATATAATTTGTTCGTCAGATCTTGGCCCAACATAATCAACCACCACCTGATCTGTTTGAGAACGAAGCCAAGAAACGTATTCTTCTAAAGTCTTACCACCTTTACTGGAAGGAGTGGATATTTTATCACCTACTGTTCCTTTAGGTTCTAATCCCATTTCCTCCTTAAGGCTTTTAGGATTACCTCTCTCACGAAGAAACCTCAAATCACCTCCTACAATCTTCCTTGCTATAAAATCAAAAATATTAGCATAAGACGGCAATCCTTCTTTTTCTATATGAGATTCTATTTCGTTTAACATAAGAGAGAAGTTTTTCCTGGAGGTACGCTTCTTGCCAGGTAAAGACTGCGTAGCTTGTGCCGCAGGAGCCGGCTGAGCTAATGGCGCCGGCTGAGTCTCCCGGGCAGCCCCTTCCTCTGGCATTTCCTCTTCATAAACTTCCACATCTTCTACCTTAGAAGTAACGGTCTTACCCTCATCAGAGAAAGGAAGATCATCCTCTATAAGCGATTTAGGTCTGGAAGATGATTTGCCAAACTGAATCCTGATCTTAGGAGCGACAAACATCTCACCTTCGAAATCTATTCCAGATTCTACTTCAGACGTCACAATGTCTTTCACATTCCTGCTTTCATCTTCTACCCACTTAACAACATCAGGAACCGTAGATAATTTTTCTATAGCCTCACGAGCTTTTCTAAGCCCTGAAATAGGATTCAAATACGATACTTGATACGAAGCCGGATCAAGACCTAACTTGGTTAGATACGCATTAAGATCTTGTATGTCATCTTGACCCATCTGTAGCAATTCAGAATCACCAGATTCAAGCAGCATATCTATAAAAGACATCCATTTCTGCCCTTCCTCTGATTCTACAGAACGTAGGCTAACTGGGAAAAGATAATTAAGACCGTTTTTACCTTTGATGACGACTACCGGAACTCTTACATTTTTGTAATTATTCCCCTTGTCATTTAATATAGAATAAGCAAATGGGAAGCCTGTGTATTTAGATCCGTTCTTAAGCACGACTTTGCCATTTAATACATATCCAACATCAGATACTTTTTCAGCACCTTTTTCGGTAATAGGGAGATTTTCTATCTGGCCATATCCTTGACCGTTCACCTTCATGTTAAACACCGGTCTTCCGGGAAGGGTCTGGGCAACAACATGCGTGCCGACGCCGATGGTAGCCGACCGGCCGGCGTCCTTCTTCCACTTGTTAAAAGCCGTTCTTCTTATTTTACTTATACCATCTATGCCTCCTGTATCAGCTTTTACAACAGAAACGAATCTGTTCCCACTCATGACCTTGATAACCATATTGGACACCAGTTTATTCTCAGCAGATTCTATTCTTTTTTTATCGCCGGACTGAACAGCATCATTGTATTCGGCAAAAAGAGACTGATTATAAGTATCATTTACATCTATTTCGAGATTAACCTTATCTCCTTTTTTCAAAGAAGATAATGCTTCCTGATCTATTTTATCTACCTCATTCTCTCCGAATCCGACACCCGTTCTGTACGGAACCAATTCATCTGAATCAAGACGCTTATAAACCAAAGAATAGGAATTACCCACGTCCTGAATAGACACGTCTGTGTAACGGTTAAGAACACGAGCCGATTCTTTGTCTATAGACCATCTCGCATGATAAGGCAGTTCAATTATAGTAGCCGTTTCTCCACCTATGTTAAGAGAATACCTTTTAGTACCATTAGCGTTCGTTTCAGAGCTTATTTGAATAGGAACCAATGATTTTATAGAAGATATAAATTTATCGGCTCTAAGACCCGCAATTTCATACCTTTCGTTGCCATCGTTGGATATTCTTCTAACCATCAACGTCTCTGGATTTTGGGCACTATCTATGTTAGCTCCAGGCGTATTATCGGATTCATCTAACTCATTTACAAGAGAATCTATATTGGTATCATCCTCCCCAAAATTACTTAACGTAGATTCGGAAATACGACCTTTATCAATAATCCTGTTTTGTTCGATATAAGGAAGGAGATCTGTGATGTTTCCAACCTGGCCAAGATCTTCTATGGTAAATACAGAATCGGCAAGCTTATCTTCGTCAACCTTCTCCCCTTTATCCCGTCTGTTCATTATATCAACATACGAAGAAATAGCATCATCAAGTTCCTTCCTTTGATCTGGTTCCAAATTGGATTTAGCCATATCAATAATAGCTTTATTATCCTCATACACAGATCGATGTTCAGTAAGTCTCCTAACTTTATCTGATAAATCTTTTATCATCTTAGCCGGACTATCACCAAGATTTGATATATAATCATCAATATCCTGTTTATACTTTTCATATATCTCCTTCTCCCTTGGAGATAAAAGATCTTGATTACCTGTATATATCTTATCTACGATACGTTCTTTAACCTCTATAGGTGCAGACAAAAGATCTTCCATTGCCGACTCATAATCAAAATCAGACAATATATCTTCTTTCGGCTTCTGAGTTATACCATCGTTTAGATGACCAAATACTTTCATGGTAAATGCTTCATCTGAATTTATTTCTCCATTATTCAGAAGCTCATCTATTTTTTCATCCAAACTGATATTATTACCCTCTGTCTGGTAAAAACGATCACTTTCTATAGATTTAGTATTAGAAGATACCATATCATTTAAGAACTTAGAAAATAAAGAAAAATCATGTCTCATGAATTTCTTATCCTGTATGGAGTTCATAAATGACCGTAAAACCTTATATTGGGTAATGGCTTTCTGGTATTTCACCACCATATTTCTTAAATCCTCTGCTTCTTTCTTCCCTTTATTATTCTCAATATAAGTACTTAAAGAAGCTACAGAGTCATAAGCTTTCAATATATCTTCAGCAGTTATTGTTTCGGATTTAAACAACTCAAGAGCTAATACTCCAGGATCAAAAGAATAAAATACTTCTTTATAACTACTAAGAAGATCTTCTGACAACCTTCTATATTCCTTATTAAGATTATCGTATTTAATAGTTTTTTGTTTTATAGCCTCTGCTTCGGTATCATTGCCATCCTCTACTCTTCTCGGAGTTGTAGCCAACCTCTCTATTTCAGCATTCAGATCATTGATCTCATTACGCAATTCCCTTAACTGATTAACTGTATCAAAAGCTTGACTTGATAATGAATAAAACGTATTTATATCATCAAACAAATTATTGTCATTTACATAATCAGCAATATCATTTGATGCTTCCATTGCTATATCTTCTGCATCCAACCCCTTAAACACAGCATTAGCAACATTAGATCGATAAAGATCAGATGAAGTCTCAGCAGTAATAGCCTCAGCAAAAGAAGAAGCTTTTTTATAATTGGCTAACTTCTTATCAAAATCTTTTATAATATCTTCCTTGTATTTTTTAACAGTTTCTTCATCTACTTTCATTTCAGAAGCCAACTCATTTTCGTCAAGGCTTTTAACCATTGACCTGAAATTGTTAGCCGTATCCTCTAACATTCCCATTCTGTCAGATAATTCAAATTTAGAATAATAATCTGATTCAGGATCATTCATTTGAGCATTAAATTCGGCTAAATTTCGCATAGAGTCTTTTACGGATTGAGAAGTAAAAGCATTATTACTATTAAATTTCTCAACATCAGTATTAATAGTACGCTCTTTATTTCTCCTTTCATATAAACCAAAAGCACCATTTCTGGCTCCAAATAAACCACCAATCAGGGCTCCTATGCCAATCTCTTTCAATCCTTCTTTGGTTGTAAATTGTTCAGCTATGGCCTTAGAAAAAGAATCAACTATAGAAGACGTAGCATCAAGATACGTCTTATCATATCTTGATCTAATAAAATCTTCTCCCATGCGCTGAGCAACACCTTGCATGCCTTCCTCCCATACACCTTCAGATATGGGTCTTTTAGATACATTCCAAATAGTAGCTAAGGATTTCTGGAATAAATTTGCTTTTACCGTCTGTAATCTTCCAGCATCACCCGCTACCTTCTTAGTCCCTAATCCAAACAAATAGCGATCTACAAAACTCTTTGATCCCCTATATGTGTTTGATACACCCTTTAATCCAGGTATGTATTTAGAAGCAAAACCAGTGTCTACTCCAAGATATTTTCCCAGAAGAAGATAATTGGATAATCCAACTATACCCATATTAGCTAAAAATATGCTGTTTGCCGTATCGGAAATAGAACTCTTAAATTCAGCCATCTCAGACTGATTAGGATTCCGACCATACATATTTTTAAAATATTCCTTGTATTTACTTTCAGAGTCTTTCATAAAGGACTGAGCCTCCACGGCAGACTCCCAGCCGGCGCCCACAAACGTATTTACTCCTACCTTGGCCATATTGCCTATGGCCCTGCCGTACATCGCTCCTGCCCTATACGCTCCAAAAGCAGATTTTACAGCACTTGCCGCAATCTTAGACGCCGCCATCTTTCCGGCCACCCTCATCCCTACTTTAGCACCAACAGCTCCAAGACTTGACACACCCATCCCACCTGTAAGGTAGGCAGACAAAATAGCTCCTGTCGTAAACGATAGACCATTTCCAATAACATCATTAAAAATAAAATTTGCAGTTCCAAGACTCTGCAAAAATCCCATATCACGTTCTTCTCTTGTATAATAATGAGGAAGAGAGTGGTTTATTCTTTCATCTATATCATTTATGGTTCGTGTAAAATCATTGTCAAATGCAGAAGATAACGTACCAGTCTTTATAAGATTATACGCAGCCGGGATAATACCTACTACTCCTGATACACCATATAATGCTGTTTTTGTGACAAGCTTCCCTATGCCATTAACAGCCTTATTCCAAGTAGTTTGACTTCTTCCGTAATAATCTTCATTATCCCTTCCTGGCATATAACTTTTAAACTTTGCAAGACCGATGTTCCCATCGGATAAAAAGTCATATGCTTCATCTAACTTAATAGTTCTTCCTTTACCAAATACACCAAAATCAGCAGCAGATGACTGTTGATTACCAGCTATAACCTCACCATAAGACGTTTGTTTACCAGAATAAGTATTCCTTGATTTATCTTGAATAGATTTTATCATGGAATTTAACTTATTATAAGACTCCTCTTTCTTCTTTCTTGGATCATCTCCACCATTCAGAGCCGATTTTAGTCCAGAAAAAGATGTGTCTACATCAAAAGAAGTATCTATTCCGCTAATATCATATCCTTTTTCTGAATCATCATCAGGATTTATGGCTGATACCGGGGGAGTATATGAACCTACTTTCATCCTCTCCATCTCTCTTTTTGCTCCCTCAATAAGAGAAGATTCTTCTTCATATCGCGTAGGAACTCCGGCATTATACCCTCTCAATCCAGTAGATGGTAAGAAACCTGATTTCTCTACCAATGTCTGTTCCTTATTTTCCATATATTATTCCCTATTTACACTATTCAACAACTTCATCAACTTGCCGTTTTTATTCAAAGACGTAGGCAAATTACCTCCTTCTTTTGCTGCCACCATATCCTTAATCTCTTCTGTTATGGCTGCCACAACAAAATCAACTATTTTTTTCTGAGGCGCAACAGCAAGTTCTTTAGACACATTATCCGCAAACCATACATTAGGAGTATCAAACGAATCTATTAACTCAGGTTTACCATTCTCCATAAGATAAAGCCTTGTCTCATATCCATAACCGTAACTTGTCTTAGGATCATAACCTTCAACCTTTACACCAAGCTTTCCACTGTTATCCAATATATCTTTAGCTGCATTAAGAAGCCAAACCTTTTGTTCTGGCATATCATCTAAATTATTACCAGATTCATTTATCATATCCGATAACACTTTCATCATTGAAGATACAGAAGCATAAGCGGGTGATATATCTGAATTTTCAAGCATCTTCGGATACCACATATTGGTATCACTTCCAAATGTAGGTCTTATAATACCACTTTCATATCCACCTATATCGACGGAAGGAGTATTAATACCAGGATCTATGCCATTATTTATCAACTCTGTTTCAGATACCTCAACAATATCTATTTCCTCTCTTTCACCAGTATGATTAGCAACCAAACTGTAAGTCTTCTCTCCATTGTCGGCTATTCCCGATTCTGTCAAAGAAAATGATTCAATAGTTGCCGATGATGATTTCGATTTACCAACAGGATGCTCTGCCATTTTCTTAGTAAATAGATCCCTGAGAACCCCCATCTCTCTATAACCAGCCTCCTTGGAGGTTAATTTGGTTGAATACGTTACTGTGTTAGGTGAATACAGTTCGAGATATTCTTTACGTATCTCATTTATACCATCATCTTGAACCTTAGTTATTTGATCAGCTATATTAATATCACTTACTGCATAGTTTCCAACGCCCTCCATTCCACTAATAGAATACAGTGCATTAAAAAACACCTTTTCTTCACCATCCGAGAAACTATTTTTTACATCATCGTATTTTTTTAAGAAATACCTGCCACTTTCGCTATCCCTCTCAAATACTTTAGATAAATCAATGCCATCATTTTTCACCCTCTTTCTTATAGTAGCTATATCAGCAGGCGAGAATCCTTTTTCATAATATCTTACTCCAGATTCTACATCGCCGACTGTACCTCTATTTTTTCTTAAAATATCATTAAGGGATAACGCTGTAGCATAGGCTATATATTCTTCGGGTTTACCTCCTTCCTTCTGCGCGATCGCATTTGCTATTTCAGATACAATATTATCATAAATCTTATTCTCCTTCTTAATTCTATCATTCTCTATATCCATCTTGTCTACAGCGCTATTAAGCTGCATATAAGCATCTGTGGCAGCTTTTCTCTCTGCCATAGGTAGCTTATCAAACATATCATTAGAAAGACCTCCATTGTCCTTTATATACTTAAGAAGTTTTTCTTCATCCATAAGATACTTGTATCCTGATGTTTCATCCGTCATATTTCTTGATATGGCAGCTTGAATATTTTTCATGTTTTCAGCACCAAGGGCCGTAGATAGTCTACTTCCGGATGTTACAAGATCTGTATATGCCTTATTAAACTTCTTATGAGTTTCTTCTGATATGCTAATATTTTTAGTTTCGATAGGATTAGCTGAAATAGTTCCACCAGAGTTTGTGCCAACGCCCACCTGCATGGCTCGGCTTCCAGCTCTGCCGCCTGCCGCTCCTGCACCAGAGGACATAAGTTTTGCTATTCTGGCTTCATTAAGCCTATTCTGCATCTTCAGACGTTCTTCGTCTAATCCAAATCTGGCTTCATCCTTATTCTTACCATATTCAAACTCCGCAATATCCCTATTTCTTTCATATTCAAATTCTATCTTCCATTTTTCGAAATTCAAATTAGCTAATCTTTCCCTCTGATTATATTCTTTGGTTTTCCAGTAAAGCTCGTCGGCTTTGATTATGAAAGACGAATTATCATAAGCATATGAAGCAGCAGCATTATTAATAAAATTATTTTCAATAACCTTCATCGCTCCAAGATACGGATCGTAAGTCCTTTCATCCATTCTGCTAAATTCAGATTTCATGGAAGCTATTTCAGATTTGGCTCTCTTTATTTCATTTTCAACCATTTCTTTCTTTGCAGGATCAGAACCCAAACCGGAAAGATCGGCAGTAAGAGCATCAACATACCTCTGCTTATCACTTATCTGCTTATTCATAAAACCAAGAACAGAATCATACGAATATAAAGAGGGATTAGAGTCTACCATGTAAATAGCCTCCACCTGCATCTGCTGCCTTGCTTTATCTGATAACCCTGACAATGCGAAAGAAGCTATCTGTTCAGGAGTAAGCATATCCTTAGTTACTTCTTGTACTGCCCCGGTAGGATGACCATCCTTGTCAAGAATAGGAATCTGAACTTTAGCTCCTTTATGAAGCTTGCTTATAAAATCTATCCTATCTTTTAATTCCTTATTATAATCAGTATAAGGAGTATATTGAAGAGGAGCAAGACGGGAACCAGCCTTTCCATCATTCACCCATTCATTATACGGCTTTAAAGCCGCATAAGCATTCGCAGCAGAATAAAGTTCTGGATTATTTATTTGTAAATCAGATAGCATTTTATGCATTCTCCTGCCTTCTTTTGTGCCGGCAATCGCGTTAATGACCGTATCATCCAACACTGAACTGATCTCTCCTTGTATAGCTCTCGTAACACCATCAGAAGAAAGATCCACGCCTTTGAATTTTTGATTGATGTTAGCAATCACACCTGACATCTTATCTTCCATATAAGCGCGGGCTTCAGGCTTATCTATCTCTTGACCCATAAGATAATCTACCTGGGTATAGATCTTTTCACGAGCAGCATCAACCTTCTGCTGTTTGTACATCATGACGTCCTTAACAAGATCTATGTTGTAAGGACTAACATACGGGGCATATTGCCTTAAAATACTATACTGTGAAGCCACTATTTGGTCCTCCTTCTTCTTTTATTTTCGTCATCTTCTTCATTTAAACTTCTCAAGTAAGGTGTAGAATAATCACCCATATTCATCACATCCTGATTACCTTGAACGTAAATAATTTGGCCACTTGGAAGCATTCTCATATTCGGAGCTATGGAAGCTATGGTATTCAACGATGTACGAACATTGAACTTATTCTGTATTTCGCTGTTTATGCTATCATAATAACGAGCAAGATTTTCATCCCTTATAGCCATAGCCTTCAATAACCCAGATTCATAACGTTGCCTTTCCGCTATGTTCTTATCGTCTGTCTGAACATAAGCCATTTCATTGAATCTATCAGCTTCGTTTATTTGCCTTGCGTTATTGAAATTTACTTCGTTAATGTACTTGGCTATATTGCTTCCGGCTATGGCGTTCATATTAGCCAGAATAGCGGAGCGCTGGGAGTCGGGCACGTCACCTACTGCGTCCAACTGAGCCGATGTCGCGCGGTTGAGCTCGTTGATATACTGATCAGCAGATTGCAGAACAGGATCTATTCTCGGAGCCTGATGCCTTTCCAATCCCTCTATCTCTAATCCGGTATCAAGCATCCTCAACATCTCAGGGAATATAGGACCTGATAAAGCAGGATTGACACCTTTTCTTCCTTTTGTATCATCTTCTTCCTCAGCTTCCGTTTCTACAGTAGTATTAATAACAGGATTTTCTTTCTTCACTTCTATCCTGCCTGGAGAACCTGGGTTGGGAGATTTAGCGCCGGTTCCTACAGGTTCAGCTTCTATAGGTTTTGATGCCGGATTTACGGCTTCTAAAACAAAGTCTGTTTCTGACATCAAACCGCTATCTTTTAAAGCAGCAAACTTATTATAATCGGCACCCAGAATCTTCTTAGCTGCATCAGATTTATCACCAAATAAGTCAACATAATTCTTTATCCCTTTTTCGTTCAACAATCTCTTTTGTTCAGGAGTAACTACATCCAATCCATAAAATGATCTGGTTGCCGTAGTTTGCCCAAATTTGTCATCTACGGCAAATGAGTTATATGCCGATTTACTTCCTTGGTCGTACTTACCAGCATCTTCTCCCCAAAATCCGTATTCGTCTCTAAATTTCTTGGCTTTTTCGGCATTGGCTATAGCACCTGATTCTGCCAAAGCCCATAGGTTGTTTAGTTGGCTATTGTATCCAGTCTGGAATCCTTCTGTATTAAAATCTCCATCCGTATTGTATTTATTAGCCCAACGGTTAATATCAAGCAAATTAGAAATAGCTTTGTTGTTTACCCTACCATAACCGGAACTGCTTCTGTGTTGCAGATTTTGATTAGAATTTACACCAGAATCAGGATTAAGGATCTGCTCTCTGTCTGCAACATCTACTATAGACATATTAAGAGCACGTCCAAACTGCTTCATTAAAAGCTGCTGTACTTTCTTACCCCACTCTATTTGCTCTTTGGTAGGGCCGCCTTCAGCCATTTTCCTAACTCTCTTTACATACTCATCGTATATCCAATTTTTAGCATCAGATTCAGATACGTTAAGAGCCTTAGCCTGCTTTCTTACGGCATTTAAATCAACCTTTCCGCCATCTCTAAAGAAAGCATCTATCTTTTCTTGGCGCTTGGATTCCTCTTGTTTGTTATAGACAATATCAGCAAAAGACCTGAATTGCACCTCAAGTTCGTCTATTTCCTTTTGATTATCATTTACGTACTTGGAAAGAATAGACTTATTCAACTCAGAAGTATTTTTATCCTTAACATCCTTATTCTTTTCCAGCCTCTTGAAAACACGTTCCTGATCATCATACTTTTCGGACAATCCTATTTTTTTCTTGTACCTATCAAGAAGCGTAGCATATGTATCTTTTTCCGTAGCTCTAATGCCATAATTTTCCCTTACGTAAGAAGCAAAATCATCATCAATAGTACGGTAATCTGAAATAATATGAGCTTCTGGCAAATCAACGGGAGTGCCGCCGTCTTCATGCCTGTTACCTTTTGCCTCCATAGGACCAACATCATCCGGAGTCGAAACATATTCTCCTTTTTCTATCTCAACATTAGCATTATCCTCCATAGATTTAGGAAGAGGGTAAATGTATTCTCCTGTCAAATCGGAAGAATCTATTCTCTGTCCATTTCCGAGGTTAACACCACCGCCTTCACGTTCCCATCGGATAAACTGCTGCCGGCGCTCTTTTTCGAGCTTTTCCCTCGCCGCCTGCTCGTCTCTGCTGGCTGCATACGCAGCAGATGAAGCTCCCATGATATTACGAGTAAGACCTAATCCTAAACTAACACCGGACAAGGCAGCTTGAGCCACATTAGCACCGACCTTATTACCGGCTCTTATCCGACCAAGACTTGTACCGAACATTTGAGCTCTGCCGGTTAGATCAGGTGAATAATATGGGGTAGTCATAGGATCAAGAGGATTACCATCTTGGGAACGTTTTTCTTTAGAGGAATCAGCATCAACACCACCTAAATTCATTGCATTATCAACGACTGATTTCTCTACGTTTTTAACCATGCCCCTATTATCAGCGAGATATCCTGCATATCCTGCATCATGATTTTCAAAAAACGGATCGGATGTAGGCATACTACTAAATGGATTTATCTCCCCCTCCTCTGTTTCTAAAGTCACATCAGAAGGCATATATATATTCTGAATATCAGATTCACCCCATTTATTAACAGGCGTTCCATAATCAAGAATAGGCTGAGTAGAGGATACATTAATATCCTGTCTCTTATCCTGAACACTACCGCCAGGAGCGAATATCGGACGATTTTTTATGATTCGTAATCTCATACTATCTTTTTTCACAAAGATAAGAGAAACGAACGAGAAAATCCAACGTTATGGGATACGTTTAAAAATCAATCATGTACGGCAGACAAACCGCCCGAATCAGGGTCGTACTTAAGACCGCATGCCCGGCGATAGTTCTTAAGCGCTCTCTTGTACAAAAACAGCACTGTCTTGGAAACTATTTTCTTCATAGATTTGGTTAAAACCTCTTCTGTTGAAACAGACATCAGACAGCTATTCAAAAACGACCTGACATTGGAACCGAACAAGATCTTCACCATTTTTCTAAACGTTCTAAAAAGATATGATGCAGAAAGAGACTTTAACCCATTGCGAACCAGTCTCTTATTCAAATACGAAACAGCCTTTTCAGATAGACAGAGCCTATTCTTTCCTTCGCTATCTACCTCTGATGAAAACCACGAATATAAAGTGGTAGGATGTTTCTTAAGGTGATTAATGAAGGAAGTCATTATCCCTTCTTTTAAGGCCCTTTTGTGGGCTACGCATGCAGCAATCTTCTCTTCTCTTTTTAAAGAGCTGTCAAGGCATCTAAACACCGTCCTATCGTCTCCGATGAAATACTGAGGACGTTCTTCCTTGAACTTAGCCCGATAAGCAGCATATCCTTCCTTACGAAGCATATCTATCTGAGACCGGATATAGAACCTTACACACTTTTCTTCAGCCTCTTGCACGCTTTTAAGATAAGGAACTGACTTTCTCCCATATCGAAGATAATCATAAACCATAGCCTCAATAAAGTCATTGTACGGAAAGAATCTTCCAAATCCAAAGTTCCAAACTATGAAACATCGCACTCTATCTTTCCAGTAATCAGATATGAGAAAATTACTACAATATCTCAACTTCCTGTTTTTCTGATAGAAATGATGAGTATGTTTGTCATAAAATAGATTAAAATATCTCAAATTGCCTAAACACTGACCGGCTGGACGGCGTACTACATTGTACCCTAAGTTGCTGAAGCTATTGTATATAACTTCTATCGGAGAGACCTGCTCTTTCTTGAAGAGCTTGTCGTGTAACTTGTGAGGATTCATTATTTCAGTTATTTTTGTCTCCATATTGTTTTTTTTGTTTAGTGCAAATATATGATTTTATATAAAAAGAAGAAAATGCACTGCCTTGTATCCGGTTTGAGAGAAATAGGATACAAGGTTTTTTATTTTATGACGGTTTGGATAAGAGACAGGAAAACGACTCTGAACGTAACCTACTGACCGTCAGTGGTGGGACAACAAATCTTGAATTAAAACTACGCCTATGAATAGTCTCCGTTTTCCTTAATATTAAGACCATTTTCAATGATCTTACTCATTATATTATTTATATTATTTTATATACTTTACCATTTATTCATATAATTGTTTATAGTGAATGAACTTAACGACCGAAGGGAGTTAAGTGAGTGAACGGATTGACAAATTACTTTTTCCGTCATTGTATTGTTCGCCTAATTGTGTTAAAAGATTGAGTATCGTGACCAAAGGGAACGATGCGAAAGAACTTATAATATTTAAAAACGACTGAACCTATCGACTGAAGGGAGATAGGTGATGGAGTGACGTTAATAGTTATATTAGGTAGCCAGTGGAGAATTAGGCAGGCTGGTAGGCGAGACGGGCGTCCATGCCCGTCAGGACAGTGGAGGTACGTAGGTCTGTTCTGTTAAACCAAGGCGATGATAGTTCCATCCTTCACGAAATCGCACAAAAAAGCCGGATTATCTTGATATCGTTCTTCAACCTTCGGTATCCGCATAACGAGTCTCAAATCCGGCTTCGCCTCATGAGAAATAAAATAATTGTTCTAATTGTCAGTGACGCCTTTAATGCGAAGTTGTATATTGGGAAGCACGGCATTAATCAAAGCCATTTTCTTATCCTCTTCGCTTTCTTTTTCATGCTGTTTATACATCATGCTGTAATCACTGTCATCACCATCCTTTTTCCCGTCTAACGTCAGTAAATGATTTACGATGTCCTTACCATACGTTTCAGTCCATGTACGGAATCTCTCTTCCTCGGACTGTCTTTCCTGGGACGGGGCTTCCGGGTTAGGGAGGGCGGCTGCCACTTCTACCTCTGGAAGTGTTACCGATGCTGCTATTTCACCAGCATCTCCGAATCCCATTTGACCATACAAAGATGCTGAATTTTCTTCAATTTCCAAACCAAGATTTTTAGCAACTTCCATAGCATAGTTATAACGGTCATCATTTCTTATAACACTCTTATGAGGACGTCCTGCTCCTTGGTTCCAAGCTACTACAGCATCTTTAAGGTTATCGGCGTTCATAAAGTCCTGCCGGCTGTAATTGTAATATCCTGGTCCTTCTTTTCCTTTTCTTGTGTATAAGAAATTAGAATATCCGGTTTTCCCTTCGTATTCGTCAGCCAAAAACTCAAGTTGGTCTTTGAATGTGGGTGTAGAATGACCTTTCTTTTTGGCATGCTTGAATAACTTATCCATGCGTTCATTATGCCATTGCTGTATGCCGTATGATGTTCTATTGTCTCCATATATGTCATCTTTAAGACCGGATTCAGCCATGAGATTACCTATGATGGCAAGCGCCTGTATCTTGGACATACCTCTCTTATTAGTAAAGTATTCATATGCTTCACGCTGCTTGCCAATTACTCCACCTTCTTTCATCTTACTTACATCATCTACTACACCTAATGTTGATATAATAGGATTTGCAATATCAAGTACATCATCTACCCTATTCCCATATCTTCCCATAAAAGACATATTCCTTATCACATTCGTTCCTCCTATTGCCTCGGCGGCTCCACCAAGTATGCCGGCGTAGTTAAAAGTATTATCTCCTTCTGGATCTAAGGCAATCTGGCTTCCGTCAACACCCACATTAGACAATCCAGCTATGGTTTGTATTTTGCTACTTTCTGCTATTGTCTTAAGAATCGGCATCAACCTTAATCCCATTTTGTTATATAATCTGAGCATTCCTGGTGTAGAAGAAGCAACGTCCGCAAGTGTAAGCAAAGATTCGGCCATTAACTTATAAGGGTAAGCATCCTCCCTGCTCTTGTTCTCCCTCTCTTCTTTAGCATCATCAATTCCCTCTTTTACCTTATCTATATCTATGGAATCTAAAAGATTATTTATAATAGCTCCTATTTCTTCCCCGTTTCCATCTTTGGATATTATCAAATTTCCTATTTCACTATTTGAAAACCCGGCTATTCTTCTAAATTCGTCCTCATCAATTTCACCTTTTTCAAGATCTGAATGAGCTTGTTCAAGTAATCTCCTCCTCTTTTCTTGCCACTCCCCATTGTCATCTTGTCTTTTTATAACCTCATCTCTCTTGTCTGGATTGCTCCACCAATACTTAGCTTCTCCACCTTCTTCGTATTTCCTTACAAACCTTTTAGGTAAAGCCTTGTCATTATTTCGAAGCACACTACCTTTCTTAGGATCGTATTTGATACGTTCCCTTATTCTAAGAGGGACATCCCTTTCCGGTATGATGTCTTCCGCTATCTTCTTTCGACTAAAATCATAATCATCCTTCACATCTAACATACCGGCATCAGGATCCCATCTTACACTGAAATTCTTCAACGCACCTAATCCGGAAGCTTCGTTTACTTTTTCAAAATTGTCACCATATACTTCTTCTCTAAATGGACTTACGCCTTCATTTACTAAAATCCATTTTCCTGGATTTTCAAATATATTTTTATTTAGTTTATCAAGTACCTTCTTATAATCTCTTATTTTTTGTTTACTTTTTTCATCAGCATCCTTATATGCCTCGTCAAGCATGTTGTTCATATACTCTTTATCTAATAAAGATTGTATCAAAATAGCTTGTTCTTGAGGCAATCCTACGTACTGAGCATCATCATCATCGTCATCAAAACGATACTTGCTTGCCGGCAGCCTACTTATATCCCCATCCGTATAAGCCTTCCACATCTTTTCCTCGAAGTCAGTAGCCGTATCTTTTCCAGATCGCTCCCTATTAGGATCCAACATACGTTTCATAGTAGGAATAAAATCGGCGATCAAACTAATAGGATCAGTGTCTAATATTGGATTAACGGATTCATACCATTTATTAGGATCGGCATTATTGGATATCCCTACCGACTCAATAATAGAATCAGATACTCTAACCTTCTTGCCATCATAGCCTCTACCTACATACCCTGTATCACCGTATTTTGCGGCTACATGACGAGCGTCTTCATACTTTGAATCATTAGTATCTTTTTCTATAGATTCGTTCTCTACAGGCTTGTCTTCAATCAGGACATAGTTACTGTCATCATCCACCGTCCAGGGCTGGTATGTCGGCGTAGAGAACACCCGACGCTCGAAGGCACGGCGCTTCTTCTGGCCGCCCATACCTTTCTCGTTTTCATTGTGATTTATTTCTTTCACTGCCTTATCATAATCACCTTCTTTAAGGTATTTGAAAAGCATTGGGCTTTTAGAATACTCTGGTCCTCCTGTATTGTAAAACAAACTAAACAAAGCATCTCGCTGATTATTGTTTAGATTCTTGAAATTAGGAGTTCTTCGTATAAATTCCGGAACAAACGTATTAACTACACCTTCAAATTCCTTATCGGCCTCTTCTACTGTTATACCATTCTTGTATTTTTTAAGAAGATGAGGAAGATGAAATCCGTACCCGATTGTTATATTTCCCTTCTTATCGTCATATAATTCAGGCTCAAACTTTTCCCACGATTTCAAATATTTTAGGATATTTTCTGAGGGCTTCCAATCTGATTTATTCTTCTTTGCCATCTTTTTCTTCCTCTAAGAATCCAAACATTTCACCTGCGCAGTTACCAACAAATCCAGCTATGTAAGCTGCGTGTTCATCTTCTCCCACCTTAAAACCAAGAGACATATTACAATGTTGGCATACCGACATAGCTGCATGAAATGATTCATGACATATGTTTTGTATAGTCATATCATTCTCACTTTGAAAATTCCATAATAACTTAAAAGCTCTATCATCTCCCTTATCACGAACAAGATTCATAAAAGAGACTTCTGAATCTAAATCGCCTTCATCTCCCCATTCTCCTTCATGATCCAATTCTGCATTCTCAAAACGATCACACAATGTTTTGTAATCTAACCCTATGGTGATAATCAACTTTAGTGGATATATCACAAAATCAAATTCTTTTTCTTTCATTTTTCTTCCTCCTTCTTAAATTTGTGGTAAGCATCACAAACCTTGTCAACCAACCATCCCATTAGATAGGCAGCGTGCTCATCTTCTCCGGCGTCAAAACTGTAGTTAATATTAAGATACTTACAATAAAGGGAAAGACCGTGCAGACATTCGTGTCCTATGGTTCTAACATCCATATTAGACAGTGAATGAAACAAGAAACATATTTCTTTCCTGTGATTGGTTCGGTTTCCTACGAAAATAGTTCTGCCACCATAATCATCAGTCCACCCCTCCCAGCTCTGATCTTCTACTTCCAGGTTGGCGAACGTCTTAACTATATACTCTTCATCTGCCCCAAGCAATACCCTTACATTATAGGGGTATATGTCATTTTTATATAATACTTGTTTCATAACAAACTGTTTTTCAACAAAGATAAACAAAAAGCCGAAGATATACTCACGTACTTCTTCGGCTATACCTTTAAAGCTAAAACTTGTTTACTATTGAAGCAAAATCAATGATTATATTTTTATTTTCTTAATTTCTTCAATCATATTCTTATATCCACAGAACTTGCTGTTAATAACATCGAAGATAGATTCTGACCAGCCAGCTATGTTCAAGATATTAGATCCTCTGTAAAACATCTCACTTCCATATCCTTGAATAGAAATAGAAACGATTTTGCAATTTGGATTCACTTTTTTAAACCCTTTCAAAAGTTCGGCGAATTTACCATATTTATAATTGGAACTTTTCTCCCATACAACAGATTCACCGTCTCCTATCTGCATATCTGAAATAACGTACAAGTTATCTACTTTGATCTTATCTTTAACGCACTTATCCAAGAATGCAAAAAGACCGTTTTCAGTGGCACCACCGCATTCTCCTCCGGCAGTAAAAGATTTTTTGTTATTCCATAAAACACCTTTACTTCTATCATATTCGTAATTGATAAGTTTGTCACCAAACATACCAATAAATACGTCAGGAAGCACAGAAGCAATCATACAGCCAAATAAGTTACCAATGACAGCCGTACTTGTTTTGCTAAAGGCAGACACCTCAGAAGATCCTCCCATATCTCCACGTACAGAGCCAGAGTGGTCAATCAGGATAGCCGACCGCCCCTCCAATACCGGCAGGTTCTTGCAGGAGATGGTTATGGCTTTCTCCAACGCATCTAAAATCTTATATTTATTACGAGCTGTTAATTTAGCACGTTTTTTATCCGACTCAAATACAATATCATTTTCGGAATCATCAGTGCCTATATTTTCAACCTCTTTGAAAGCTGAAGCAAAACGGAAAGGAAGCATCTTCGAATTAAGCACCTTCTCTTCTATTGTAAGCTGCCTACAAACTTCATCTATTTGATCAGGCGCGTATTTGATTATGTTTACAAGGTTACGAACCATATTAAAAATAGGCATACCTTTTACATTAGAAACCACGTCCCGAATAGCGTCACCTAAAGCTTCTTTCTTTTCCTTATTGTCTTTCTTGTCCTGTCCGGCTTTAGACATTTCTTTTTCAAGAATCTTGCTTTCGTATAATCCAGACAAAGACCGACCTTCTATAAGATACTGGAAAGCTGTTTTGTTAACCTGATTGCCTTTGGGGTGAAATAAGTTTACGAGGTCAACCATAGTAATGACTCTACTGTCCATCTTGTACTTATCAATCCGATACGGATCAAGGCCTTCCAGGGCCGTCTTAAACCCTTTCTTAATAGCACTGGATATACCCCTTAACTTCTTTGGATTTTTATCGTTAAGAGCCGCATAACAGCCAAGGATTTCGCTCATATCATCAGGACGCATAACGATCTTGTTATAGAACCTTGAAGCCCATTCTTTACCCGATACCTTGCCGGCCAATACAGAAGCCATGAGATGCGTAACAGACCGCAGCTTCCCTTCTTTTCTGACATACAATGCCGTCTGCGCTGCGAAATACGGATCAACCTGATCCATGAGGTTCTTAATTCGATTTACCTTATCTTCTTCCTTCTCGTAATAGGAATCAGATAACATGGTTGTCATCACCGTAGATACCAACTCTTCTTCTACACCAGGCTTATACGCAGCCTCTCCCATGTGGTTGGTAATTGTAGGTTTAATACCTTCATTTTTCTTGTTAAACTTTCCCATTGATGTTTTCTTTTAGATGTTATACAAAAAAAAAGCAGCGATATTACTACCGCTGCCTGAAAAAATCTATCAAGATGATTACTCAATGAGGGAAAAGCTGAAGTTAGTGTAAACAATGAATAATGGATTTGAACCATTGACACATATCTTAAAAGGATATTGCTCTACCATCTGAGCTAAATTCGAAGTAACTAACCCCATCACCACTCATTAGTTTCTTATGTCTTTCAAACAGAGGAAAAGCGGAGCCGGATCTGAAATGACAATATCGGATTCATTTTCGAAGTAACCGAACTCCTCACCATCTGTATATCTTATTAAAACAGGGATAACTTGGAAGGTGTTTTAAAGGAGGTTTTGATCTACCACTGATCTAATCTTTCTTGCATGAAAAATACAGGACTCGAACCTGTGACACAAACCGAAGTATCACCTTCCATCACCACTGTTTTTATATTATAATCTCTCTTGATTACGATGCAAATATAGACATTCAAATATGATTTACAAATTAAAATGATTTAAAATAGATTGATTTGAATAAATTAACACACAGACAATATAATAGGAAGTATTGTATTGTATATTTGCGTATAACATAAAAAAAATAAATACATGGATAGATATATTGTTGATTTACTATTAAATGAAGACGACTCTCCGTTTAATAGTAAAAATTTTAAAATAATAGAATTTGAAGAAAATGACAATGAAAAAGTATATAACCTATTCAATAAAGTGTACGGAGAAAATGTAAGTATTATTTTCATTGATAGTGGATTTGGAGTATTAACGTTTATAAATGATAACATGATGAGACAAGTTGATTTGTATATCATGCTGCAATCTTTATCCGTTATATACGAAGATGCTATAGATGTAATATCCATATTGTTCGGTAAAAACGCATCACTCCTTACAGTATGTAACAAACCAGCCCCAGTCACGCATGATAAAAATTCCAGTGGTGATATTAATACCTATATAATTAAAGATAGTTCGAGTGGTTTATTTAAAATAGGGAAAAGCCGTAACCCTATTGAAAGACTTAAAACGCTATCTATCGGGAATCCTAATTTATCTATAATAGGAGTATGCAATAAAAATGTAGAATTATTAATACATAAAGAATATGATTCGGTAAGAGTAGGTGGAGAATGGTTCAGAATGGATAATAATGATATTTGTCATATAATAAAAAAATACGGATTTATATGTGTAGAATAAAAAATTACCCTCTACTTATTGAAAAGTAGAGGGTAATACGATATTATCTATTCTTAATCTTATCTTCAGAAATCAACCACTGGAATATAATTTTCCGGTTGCTAATTAGTTTCTTTATCCTCATCAGCATCCAGCTACCACGCAACCTATCCAGCCATGACCGTCTGAAATTAAGAGAATCAGGATTAACTGACTTATTTATATCGTTATCGTCCTTGATCCAGATAGGTGTTTCAGATCGGTCATCGTCAACCCTATTAAAGAAGTCATTTAACTTATGTCTTCTATATACCTCAGTATCCAGGACCTCAGTATGGTCGCCTACGATCTTCGGATACGATATACGTTGCGCTAAATTATTCTTTTCTTCTGGAACAAGATGAATTTCACCTGAGTTGTTTGTGTCGTTGTAGATAGTTATCGTATCCAAACCTACTTTCCTGTCAAGAGTGTAATTCACATCATCGACGTATTTCCTTGCATCAAGCTCGTATTCTACAGAAGCCAGCGTAGAGCCATTATATTTCTCTTTTATCGGCACTTCTAATATAAATGGATATGTTGCTCCGTAGAATGTCTGGAAGCTCTTATTCGTCAGCAAATGACTCCATAAGCCGCCTTCTTCGTCTGATGTCGGGAAGTTTATTCCTGTCTGAAAATATTGTTGCTGTTCTATATAATAGTCAGGACAGAACGAATAATAAGAAATCCATTCTTGCTTCAGACACGAATATCCGATAGTGAACGACACGTCTTTAAAATACTGTTCGTCTTTTAAAGATATTTCCTTATCGTTTGATAACACCTCTGTTTCATTGTACAAGAACCTTCCACCATCATATTTGTAATATGCCGGGTTCTTAACAGGTATATAATCTTTTTTCGTGATAAGTACTCTCTTATACCTGTTATCCCATCCAAGAGACAGACCAAGACCGATAAATTTATTGTCTGTATCTTCTTCTGTCATCTCTGTACCGGTTAAGATATTAGTTATTCCGTATCTAAGAATCTTAAACGGAAGATGACGCTTAAGCCAATGTCTGATACCTACACTAAGTTCCTTGAGATTACGTCCGTTCGGATCGGTCATAAACACTTGTGCTCTTTTAGTATCTACCCAGAAGTGACCAAATTCTGAACTAATTATTTCAGTGCTCTGGGTTCCAGAATAACCGAGGTCGGTCGTGTTGTACTCCAGAGGCCTGGACGCGAACAGACCGCCGGTGCCCATCTCGGCCTGCCCTGGGGAGGTGCGCTCCTTGATTACGTCTATGGCGTTATGGAGTGAAACCTGGTCCTCGAACCTGACAAGAATCTGATTAGACTCGATACGCTTCATGTGAATAAGCTTCCCGTTGCTGGTTGGGAACTCATGATAGTCCATAGGCTTATACGTCAGCCACGGATCTGTTTGACTGTTTTCAGATACGTCAGCCCTACTCCATATAACACCATTAGGTCGCTGGTAAGCACAATCATAAAAACGACGTTCGTATGTTGCCGGCAATACATTAGGTGTTAATGTCATTCTTGATGAGTAGATAGGACTTATCTTGTAATCATTGTCCCTATGGATAGATACGTTCTTTTCTTGTGTCCACCAAGCAAAATCACCATGAGCCGGATAAAACCATTCATGGGGCTCTATTCCTTCTAATCGGAAATTGCAATTTATTTCCGATTCTACAAGGAATTGAGGGATACCATAAGACCACAGATAAAATCTACCATCCACATATTTCTTAGCCTCGTTCTCACCATTTAAATTATACAAACTTTTTCTATTTGGATAAAAAGAATACGTTCCTTTGCTTGATGATGTCCAGCTATTAAAACGTTCGTTGTCAGTATGCTCAAGCATATCTTCTCCAGTATCGTAATTAACGAAATACTTGGGAAATCCGACATTTCGGTAATCATTGTAAGCAAATGGTATCATATCCCCTATACCAAAAGCAGTATTATAAAAAAATGGGAATTTCCGTTTCATGGAAAACCTCGATATGTAGGTGTCACCGCCAAACAGCGGTTGTTTCCCTCCTTGGAAGAATCCACATCCTCCGACTGATATCCATTTGATGTCTTCTATAGCTCCATACTGATCGGGCCTGTACCGCATAAGCTTCATATATGGAGAACAGATATAAGACAACATCTTCGTTCTTTCAAAAGATTCTTTAGACCCGGCATCAGAAGCCATGATAACAGGGTCATGGATACGACTTGTATCATATACCTGGGCTTGCATAGGATACGATACAAGATACTTTGAATTTAAGATGTTTGTATCAGGATCCTTTTCTCCCGGATCTCCAAAAGACAAGAACATGGAGGATTCTCTATCTATGTTATTTATAAACAAGAAATCTTTTGAAGCGTTTTGGCTATCATCACCCACATCTTCTCCAGTAACCCAAGATGATGTCGTAGACGGGTCGGATATGGGGTACATACCTGATTTAAGACTCTTGGTGTTAGCCAATCCCCTTAATCTGTTTTGTTCGTATGGAGCCGTATCATCGAAGCCCATCATGCTATTGTAGTAACCTACAGACGTGTAATAAAAAGCATGGTTTCTTCTTGGGCCATTGTTTATGAATGTCGTGAGCCAATCATATCTATACTTACCATACAATACCGGTCTTTTAGCAAGCGTATCAGATATGGTGGCAATCATTGAAGCAAATATCATTGCCATATTGATATTACCTATCACACCTACATACGCAGACGTAGAACGGTTCATAAGCTCTTCCGCTATCTGAGAAGCTATGGTGGCCGTAGATTCGATGTTAGCCAACGTAGCCGCCATCTTATATGATTGTTTCCCTAATATCGTCCATTTGGGATGATCTTCAACCTCATCAAAGTTTCCTACAGACATTCCCCTTATAAAACCTTCTATAGCCACCTCCGTAGGGGTTTCAGGCTTATTGAAATAAATATCAGGAGAACTAAATGCATACCACACGTTTCCTTTTCTGAAAAATGGGTGGGTTATAAACGATACCCTTTTTTCAGTTGCGTAATTAAAAGAGTCATCCGATAAATCATTATACGGATAATTAGGATACAGATTAAGATTCGAGTTTTGACCTGAATACCTGTACATGTCGTAAGCTATTCCGGTAGCTATAACAGAACGATTAAGGCGTCTGTCACCTCTATATATCTCATAGCCTGTAACCATATCTCGCTGCTCTTTGGTTATCAATCCGGAATCTACAGCAAAATCAAGGAAGACGTTAATCATATCCTCGTCTACTAATATTCCTATAGGATAAATATCAGAAGGAACATCATAAGACCTAACATCCCGGTTCATGAAAAGCATATGATCGTTGTCCGGGAACTTGTAGTGCCGGATAGGTTGTTGGCAAAATATGGTACTGGTATCTACCGTACCATATTTATGACCTTTAAAAGACATCATTCCCTTATCATCCGTAGAAGGGGAACCGTAGTATTCAGTAAGCTTGGATACGATATTGTCGTAAGCTTTCTTGGAATTGCCTTCATAGCCATGATCACTTATCTTAACCTTGCTGCTGTCATACAGTTCAAAATTAGCAGGATACTTCTCAGACGATTCCCAGTAAGCGAAATCACCGTACTTGTATTTCCTTGGAGCGCAGTTTATGGGGCGATCCCCGCATATCGTACACTGGCTGGAGTATTCTACTGTGGCCCTTAACGATATTTCTTTTGCCCGTACATTTATCCTGTCTATTTCCTTTTCTCTGATACCAAAAATATAGGGGTATATAGTTTTACCAAGGACGTAAGATGTGCCTACCAAACCTCTTGACGGTTTCTTACTGTTCTCCTCTTCTCCATCGTCTTTAACCTTACAGAAATCAATCTGTCGGACGGTAAAAATCCAAGGGCACGATACTATAGGACAGTCTATGGCTACATACAATCCATCAGGGTACTTATCGAAGAAAGATTCGCCTATGTGCCCAAAGTAAGGACGGGATGCTCCAACAATAACATAATTATCGCCTTCATCCATAATCTTCTCCCAATCAAAGTTGAGATCATCCTTATCTATCTTCCTATTGCTTCCTTTGTATCTTGGATCTAATGATTTCCAAAAAGAAAGACGGACATATTGTGTGGACACAGCATCCATAAGACCATCTATTTTACCCAAAGATTCCAGATAAAGAACTTTGTCCTTGGCCGGGAAATCAGGATCATCCCATTCTTTAGGTCTTGTAATATGAAGGAAACGGGCGTTACGAAGCACGCATTTCGTAAACCTCCATACCAACAACTCTGACGTAAACATCGTAGAACCTTTAACATCTTCAGGAATAAGAGCGCCTACGTTATTGTCAGCTAAATTAGCATAAGAATCCCAGGTCCATCCATCTCCGTAATCTCCTTCTGGAACGTAACCGGTATCAAGGAAATTATATGAATAATCATCTATCTTCTTCTCTATCTCAGGCCAGGTGTCCCTTATCAAGGCTCCAGGCGCTATCCTTGACCTGTAGGCGTCGTTGTGGATAGTGCTCGAAGAACGTCCGGCACGCCAATCTGGAAGACATCTTCCATTAAAACAAACCTTCCCCTCTTCATCTTCTTTATCGTTATTCCACACATCATTCATAAGAAGGTATGCTCCAAGAAGTGTAGAAGATGACTGGAATGAGTTATAATCGCTTCTGGCAACAGTAGGATTAAGACAAGGCTCTTCTATAAAACATCCGCAAGTACACGGCATAGAATCCAGAACATAAATAGCTTCGGCTATAGACTGTAATATAACAGACGGTTGTAACAGAGAATCATATACAGCACACGCCTTAGTCCCATCATCTCCCGACCAGAATCCAGCCCAATGACCGCCATCTTCGTCATCGGCAAAGAAATACTTGTCCATGAACTCTATCATTTGTTCCTGTAGTTCCCAGTTAAATAACACAGAATACTTATCCTGCTTTTCACCGCCGGTAGTATATAGGTAGTCGGTGGATACGTGCTCCATATCCTCAAGCTCCTTATACGTATATTCTTCACGGAAACCCACAATACGATCTACCGGAGCTGTAATAAGCGAATACTGGCGATGCGCATCAGTACACTCGGCTCCAAACTCAGGAGCCTCGATACCATCTATAGCTTCTTTTTGTTCCTCCGTATTATGATCGTCAGGTTCTCCGTAGCTGTTGAATATATCGCATATTTCGTTGGCAGCAGCATTATTAGGTTCTTCTGTAGCGGTATTACATGCGATATCTTTTATATTAGATGAAAAATAATTAATCACCTCATCTATTATAATCTGACTTCTGAATGTAAAACTAACGTTCGTATAAGTTTTAAAATCATTTTGCAATGTTATAGTTTGACCGATAGTAGCCGGATTTTTACATTCTTCTTGTCCGGTTTCTTCATCATCAAAATCCTTCGGATCTCCTGCCGTATTATAATACTGCCACTTGAATTTACGCTCTTGCCCTGAACAAGGTGGAGCATATTGGTTTATGGACTTATATACCCTATCGGTATCCTTATTTTCTATTTCTGCCGCAGCATCTTTATAAGGGGGAGGTATTAACACAAATGCCGGAGTTTTATAACCGTTGGAGCACTTAAAAGAAATAGCAAACGGATACACTTCATTTCTCATATACCCCACATACAATGAACAGGCATTACCATCCTTATACAGATCTTCGTGGGCTACCGATGCCTGCCATTGAAGGAAGTGTCCCATGAGGGAAACTACAGGCTGTAAATTCCATTCTTTTTCCGCCGTAAGACCATATTGAAGAAGACGATTCCCGACAGCCACAATCCCCCTTGATGTGTTATACACAGGTTTTTTCAAGGATATGTGTTCGAATGTAGTACGTTTGTTATTAAGATCCGAATAATACAATATAGTCTTTTCTGATACAGGATGGATACCTTCTACAAAGTAATCAACAACCGGTTGAGTTTCTCCGTTGTATCCTACTGTATTTTGAATGATAACAACCTTAAAATATTCAACTTGACGATCTATGTTAGATACGACGAATCTAATACCTAAATTAGTACGTTCTCCCCATTTGCCATCTTTTTGAGTAATATACTGTTCATCGAATATAGGTACAGGATTAGTAGGATTAGAATAACTTCCAAGCTCATTTCCAAACTCGTCACAAGGAGCCACAGTGGCCTGATAGACGCCTGAGCGCAGGCTGCCCCCGTACTCTATCTGAGCCGGCTCTATGCACATGGGTTTGAGTAGCGGAAACACCCTAAGTTTCTCACATGCCAGAAAACAACCATTCTCCTGCATGAACTTTTTCCTATCGTATTCTTTATCGCATATCTTATACCCATGATAATGATACCATATATCACCTTCATCATCAGGAGTCAGAGCCTTGTCTACAATAACATACCTGGGAGGATTATAATCGTCAGTCCAGTAAATACATTTTCCACATTTCTCTGTCTTTATTTCTATGGTTTTTATAGGATGGTAGATAGAGAAATTAAGGCACGGATCTTGCTCGTTGTCTTCCAGCAAGGTCTTCATGCCAGAACACAAAGACTCCGATCCTTCTACCATAGATTCTATATCAGAATCGGATAAGATACTTGTATCGGATTCAGGCTTGAAATAAGTTATTTTAGATACGCCTGTTTCAGGATTTGTTATAAAAAAATAGATATTGCCTGAAGTAAGATCATTCTTATAACCAATAACTTTAAATCCATCGAAATCAATGCATTTAAGATTACTATGCTCGTTAGATCTCATCCCAACATTACCGTCCTCGGATTCGATGTTGGCATTCAAGGCAAACGTATAATGCTGATCCGTAAGACTCGACGGATGCAGATCGCGATTCATACCTGTTTGAGGAATCGCTATGTTTCTGTTATCTTCTGCTGCCATTTTATAACTGTTTGTCACAAAGATAGCAAAAGAAGAACTAACTTACACAACAGAAGCTACTGGAATAACAAAACCTTGCGCCATAGCTTTATGGTAGTCTCCTGTTAAAGATAGATCATGAAAATTACAACCCCAGTAATAATTCTCACCATTTTGAGAAGACGAGAGGTAACTATTATAAGATGTGTTATACATTATAGGTGTATAAACAGGGAAATTTGATAAATGATCGTTAATAACCGAAATGTTATTTTCTGATGCATTTATCATAACCATAAATTCTCCTATAGAGGGTATTCTTCCATTTATGGCTCCAGATGGAGATTTTATCAACGAGGCTTTATAAAATCCGTATTCATCAACATCTCCATATTTGTTTAAGAAATTAATGCTATCATTTTCTCCTTGAAAAGCTTCTTCTGTATAATATACATTAGGCATACTTTGAAAATCAGTAACGCCCTGAGCTATCTAACCTGAACGCCCCCAGTTGGCAGATGGATGTGATGATGATGGAAGTATAAGAACATGTCTTTTATTAAACACACACAATACTCCTTCTCCGTTTCTAACTAATTCTTGTGGTGATACAGAATTTGCTCCCCCTCCTACCGATTGTCCGTCTCTCAAAAAATAATATACTCCATTTTTGGATGGTATTTTAATTGAATTATTGTCAAATTCAAATCTTCTTCTCATATTATAAACTTTTTTTAGTCTCCAATATTATCAACTACACCTACATAAAAATCAGGAATAGGATTATCATTGAAATTTCTTATTTGAATATCAATATAATTATAGAAATAATCATCAACTGGATCCATTATCGTCACATTACTTTCTAAAACCCCGTCTTTGTATGAATACAGTTCCTCATGTTCGGAATCAATGTAAAAAATATATCTTGGTAAATCCTGGGTATTAACTGTTAGATGATTATTAAACAAACTGCATTTAGAATGATCAGTAGACAGAAGTAACAATAGAAATGTATATGCAGATTTATCTCTTATTATAATATCACAATTAGATGATACATTAGACAAAACCTTGGATAAATCAAATTCTCCAAAACTTATCTTGAATTTCTTTCTTCTTATTGGAGTTATATATACTGGACTATTAACTACAATATTATTCCATTGAAATTGACTCCCTTCCATTACAGGGGAGAAACAATTACCCATCGCCATATTAACATTTTCAAATCTTCGTCTCATAACATCTACTTACGATTTATATCTTTTACCCCTAATTAACACAGTTCCATCACCGCCGGTTCCTTCCGAGCCGCATCCGCCTCCTCCGTAACCACCACTTTTTCTGTTTCCTATTCCGATTCCACATCCTTCATCATAATCGGATTCACCTCCCATACCACCATCCCTATTTCTATCAGCTCCACCACCTCCGGCATTTCTTTTACCCGTCGGTTCTCCAAAATCTCTGGTTGTATATCCTTGACCTTTTCCTCCTCCATATTTCGTTCCAGGTGGGTGATATATCCCATTACCGTCTGTTATTCCAGGGGCATCAGATCCATCCGATCCAGCGTAAAACTCATCACCTATTTGATCTACAGATCCTCCACTTCCACCATTTCCTCCAGTATAAGGACCACCTGTTGAGTTTTCTCCGTTAAGAAGACCATTACCAGAAGGATTTCCACCATCTGCTCTGTAAGATGAGTTCATAAATTGAGAGAATCCTCCCTTCTCAGGATAGCCATAAAACAGACCTGCTCCACCTTTTCCTACTATGATATTAATTTCTTGACCTGGTGTTACAGATATTTGAGAGCCTTGTTTTATTCCTATATTGTTTCTTTTGTAGGTCTTGGTATATCCACTTCCGGCGCCAGAACCGTTTCCACTTCCACCACCTCCACCAACAAGAAAAACATCCACCTCGGTACAACCACCAGGAACTACCCATGTGTAATTGCCTGCTGGATAAAACCTTATGATAAAGTCTTCAAGCTCCCTATTTTTTTATCAATAAACGACGCCTCATAATATACTAAGGATTACCCCCCCCATATATATAATAAATTACTGTAAATCATATAATTATATTTAACACATATAATCAAACAAATACAAAGAAAGAGTTATTAGAATAAAGACTGGTATCCTTTGCATATGTCATACAATCAACATCCTCATCTGCGTTTTGTATAAGGTCTCTCTTGCCATCATAATTATTAGAAAACATAAAAACATATTTTTTATTGTTTATCTGAAACCTATATATAATGCCATGTTGTTCACTTGGAGCAGGAGTTGGATTAAATTTGATAAATATAGCATTACTTCTCTTTTCTATAACCTCAAAAGAAACTATACTCTGAGTATGAATGTTAAAACATGACCCTTGCCTAAGCTGATTCAATACATTATTAACCTTATCTGGGCTAACTGTATCGGATTCATCTTTACTCATTAAATCAAGCACCTCAAAATAAGTATCATGATCGGTATCAATTTCAACACAATGATAAATGGCTTCATTACCAGATCTCTGTTCCTCAAAATATCTTCTCCTACTCATAAAAATACTCCTTCCGATAATAACCGAGGAAACTAAACCCTTCCGACTCCTTCCTCAAAACATCATGCTTATTCCAATACTTTTCCAAGTCGAAAGCCTCTCTTTCGAATACGATATTATGATATGCCTTATCGTGATTGCGATATATACACAACCTAATCAGGTACTCAATTAAATACCATGAATAGTATAAAAATATCGGAATAAGAGACAGCCACAGCATCCACCATCCTATATTACCGAATAAGAGACACAATCCTATTGTAAGCAAAGACACGAACATACCAAAATCAAATAACGTATGATACTGATTGCAATGTGCCTCCTCATGATATTCGGCTCTCAATGATATACTATCACGTTCGGTAAATACGGCTCCAAACAACATAATCGTTTTGTAGCCGTCAATGAACGTAAATAACTTAGCTATTTTTGATTTATAATATATTTTCATTGCCAAAAATAATTTTAAACCAATTACACAAAATCAAAAACTCAATAGGAGAATTAACTCCATCCCATTCCCATTTTTCGAGATAAGATCTTAACTTGCTTTTATCAACGTCTTCACCCCCTCTAAGAAAAACAAGATGCGGCATAAATAGCTCTCCCCCTTCCAGAGACTTATTAAACTTACTAACCAGCCTCTTTCTGAACTTAGGACCATACCATGATTTTTCATTTGTGGATCCAAGACAATAGTAAGAATTGTTCTTAACTTTAATACCAAACCATTTACATACGTATGGATGATATACTCTATCTGCTAAGAATATAAATGGCTTATACCATAGGCAATGCCAGAATGTACTACACTCGCCTCCGAACTTCTTAAAAGCCCATCTGAACCCTCCAGAGAAGTACCAATTGTTAGCCCCTCTCTTAACCTTAACTTTGTATTTAAGATTCTTATTCCGGTTGCTAACCCTATCCCACGGCTTGACCTTATCGGTATCCATATCAGGAAGGAATGTCCAATGATGAAGCAAGGCACTGTAATAAGGATTGTATATCTTGTGTCTGTTCCTAATAACGTACTCAAAAATATCGTATCCTACTTGCCTGGCTTCTTCAAATCCTTTTTCTGACAAGAAAGCTAATATAGGAGCCAGATTCCAGATCTGATCTTGTGAAGTGAATGGAGAGAAGCATGGATCTTCGTCTTTTAACTCTATACCATTAGTGTACCCGGAACTTATTTTGGTAAGACCGAATTTGCTTGCATCTTCGCTATGGATATCGTCTCTTAAGAAAAATCCTTTTTCGAATTTGAAATAAATACCTTTATTGTTATTAAAAAATAGATCATAAGTAGTATCGGCAAGACGGGTAAGCACCAGTATGGCATTACGAACATCATCTTTTGTCTTGTAACCAAGAATCATTTCCGTATATACAAGCTGAAGATACTGGGCCAGGTTAATGGTTTCGTCGCCGACCCAGCCTACCCCGTTCTTCACCGACGACAGTGGGATGCACGAGGCCTGCTCTGTGTAGCTGGAATCATAAACGAAATCCCGGTAAAACACCTCCTTAATCCTATTGTATTTATCCCAAAGACTTTCCATCACCTTAACCTATAACAATAACACAATCACGCTTTTCCTTATTATAAACCATCGTACCCATCTTAGTGTACAAACCTTTTATATTTTGGTAATTGGTTTCACCATGAGCCGAAACGTTGGTAGTGATGCTGTCGGAGTAAACTTCTTCACCGCCTTCGTTAATGAAGTTAAATCCTTGTTTAACCATCTCTCCTCCAAGGTAGGCTGTAAAAGACACAACGACATTTCCTCGCCCTCTATTCCCATACCAATTACCATAGATATCGGCATTGATATTAGGTTCCGACTCGTCCATGCCCGGCGCTGATAGCAAGGTCTTCATCTTAATAAGTGCCCCTTCAAGTCCTGACTGCATGTTATCACCACCATAAATAAGGTAATCACCTACCTGTTGTTGGGTAGTAGCCCACTGCTTACTCCATCCAACGTATTTATTATCTACATCCGAGATTCCTGTATTGGTGAACCCAGTTGCAGTATCAAAATCAGAACCGTCTTCTGATTCCCATCCGTATCTAAGAACAAGATAATCGAACTCAGGAATTACAACGACCTGCTCGCCGGCAGCTTGTGTGATTGTAACACTCTTACTCTCTCCACCAGCCGTTACCTTAGCTACGCCTCTACGATCTTCAGCTACCGGATTAGGTCCGGCTGTGAAAATGATGTTTGCCGGTCCTACGCCTCTCATTTTGTCGGCAGTTACTATTTCGCTTGCACTAACTTCTAACATCTTATTTATTTTTTTAATATTTCGAATACGTATATCCAACTCGACAAAAATACTATTGGGCAGTACATTGTCTCTACCAAACTCGCATCTCCTTTAAATTGCCTGATTGACCAAACAATCATAGATACAATAACACCAAGCAAGTATATAAATAGAACTACTTCCGTCATACCAATTTAAGTATATTGTTAATTATAGGATACGCCTTAGTATATATCTCAAACTCAGCACGGCGCCGCCTAAGAGGTTCGTACATGCCTTTTAATGTCATACCCATCATCTTAAGTTCGGTCTTAGCATTTTTCAGCTTAACCAAATCTTGCTGTGCATACAACTTGAACAAATCGGCAGCCCCTTGTGCTTCTCCATTATACATCAGTTCCTCAAAGAATCTCATCTTTACAAAATTATCTACATAATCCAATACCAGACCTTGAGGCGTGTCTGGTATAATTATATTAGATTCTCCGTCAAAGGGAAGAGACCGGTACTGCATGTAAATAGGACCATCGAAATTAGCATACAGGAATCCGTTTACGATATTTATCTCATACGGACTATCCTTTATTACCTTATTCCGGCATTTGCTTAAACAAGAATCACGAAGCATAGGCTTAGCAAGACCTAACATTACCGGCCGGTCATAATAGCAACGAACTTCATGATCGCGATCATGAACATTGATATAAAATTTTTCAACTATCACTTTCTCGCATTCGTCTTTACAACATTCATCGCAAGAACACCACCTATAACTTCTTTCGGTACGTTCTTTCCAGGCTATTGTATTTTGAAGTTCTGGTATCACCTTATCACCTTCCGGCACCTCATATCCTTTAAAATCGCATTTAAAAGCCAGAATAAGATCAAAGTAATCACCAGGCATACGAGCCTGCCCTCGCTTGACATCCACTACCGCTTCTTTGCGCATAGTAATATCGCCTCCAAACTTCTTCAGGGCAATTTCTACCCATTTGTAGATGGATACCTCATCTATCAGATCACGCTTGTCAAATGATCTTAAAGACGATTTTAACTCTATGATATAATTTTCGACTGTCATCTCTTAAAAAAAATGGAGGACAGGAAACAAACCTGACCTCCACAAAGATATGAATAATATAACTAACACCCTATTTTGAAGATTCAAAAGTTATGGCCTTCAAACTTGCCATAGTTTAGAAACGTATTTCTACATTTCCCTTTTATACCATTAAGTGTAACTTCATATCCGGCTCCTGTCATGTAGATGGTTTGCTGATTAACTCTTTCCCCGGAATATTTGTCAACAAAATATGATCTGTAAACACCAAACTTATTTTTGACAATATCACTGTACAGCTCCCATCTACCCTGCCCATTTCTGAACATGAACTTGACTTCCTCAAGAAACAAACGAAGATTCTTTTCTGCGATGATGATTCCATTCTGCTCAAGCTTCTTCGCCACATCTCTGATTAGCCACATATTTTCATGATCAACCTTCTTAAATGACTCTGCAAACTCCACATCGGGACGCTGCTCTTCTATGGTCTTAATCGCCTGCTGTCTCTCCGCCTCTGCTTGTGCTCTCTCGGCTATGGCTCTATTCTTAGCATCAATCTCATCAGCTAATGCTCTTAATGCAGATGGATAGTCTTTCGGTGTTATAGAATAGGAACCGGTTTTTCTTATAGAGGGTAGGACTTCAGATGTTACCCATTTCTTGAATTTTTTAGCAAAATCCATCTTTGATCCAAAAATTAGGCTATACAGTCCAGACTCATTGATTATCAGTATTTTAGTGTTTGGAGTGTAGGGACGGAACGTTTCGTTCCACCCTTGAGTATCAGGTACTTTCATTATTAGTCTATCATCTTCATCAACGTGATCCCTTATCGCTTTTCTCGGATTAGTGTACCCTAAAAATGAAGCTATAGGAGATCCTATAAAATACGGTTCTTCGTCAATAATAATAATTTTTAGCTCTCCAAAATCTGAATTTTTGAAAGATGATACGGTTTTAACCTCTTTGCTAAATTCCATTTCGTTGGATTCCGACGTCAAAATAATGTTACTGTTCTTCGCATTGTTTTGAAAATTGCTTACATTTGTTCCCATAATAGGAATTTTACTTTTTATATCCGCCAGCCTGAGAAGGTAGACGGATATGCAAATATAGCGATTAACCTATATCAATAAAGGGTAATCGCTATATTTTTTTACATGTTCCTATGATTGAGTTCTCGATCTTCGAAAACTCTCTTAATCTGGAAATCTTTAAACACTCTTCTTTTAGCAAGTATTTCATTATACATAAATCGGTATCTTCGTCCTTTATTCATTTTAACCCTTAACTTCTTTTTCAAGCTATCTTGTATTACAAAATGGTAATATCTTTTAGAGTCTGCGAAATCCATAGCCAGGTGGTTGTAGAGGTAGCCGTTGGTTCCGAGCCTGCTCACGATGTCCAGGTCCCGCCTGACGGCAAAGCGCTGCCCCGGTATAAGTACATGGCATAAGTATCCTACGTTATCTACGTAAACACCGGCATCAGCTTCCACATAATGTTCTGATACGGTTTTCCATATAATAGACAACAGCCTTAAAACCTCCCCTCTGTCTCTTATCATGCCTTTCTTAAAACCATTCTTTCTCTTCATAAGACGATGGTAGTAAGCTGCAAAATACGGTGATTGTATTGATGTTCTTTTCATGTCACTAAGTTTATATAAAAATGGGTCTTGGTTTTACAACTAAGACCCAAATAAAGATAAATAATATTTTGTTATTGAACAATTTGACTTTTCTGATTGGAATCAAGATTCGGATTTTCATCGACAGGAATCTGTAGCCTGAATGCTACTTCCTTTATCGTCTCTGCCACTACATATTCGATCAATTTAATAGGGCAGATAAATTCGTATTCCCATTCAGACTCACACCCTTTAGGTGTAGGATCGCAGGCCATTAACTCCAGCGCCTTCTTTCTTCTTGTTGTAAAGAACTCTACGTTAATAAGCTCTATATGAAAATCCGGTATATAAATATAGTCGTTTTCTACATAATAAAAAGGACGCCGTTCTTTAACGTATTTAGCATACGGTCTTTTTTGTTCATTACGATACGACTTTATTTCAGCGAACTTAAAAAATATGGTGTTATCTACGTTAGTCACCTTGGTAATAGCCGGTCTAAGGGCAGAATAAAGAAGTCCTGGAAGTTTATGCTTTGACCGCATAAGTGTATTACACAACGCAAATTCGGCATCGCAGCAAACTATTTTATCAACTTCAATCATCTCCAGACAAGTAACGTAAGTCAGGAGCCGGTGGTCGCCAAGCAACGTCCCATCATCCCATCTCTGGGCTGTATAAGATTCGGCTTTGGTTCTACCGATATTCAATATCCATCTCCGGCTAACATGGGAGTCTTTATCAAGGGCATGAATGCCATTTATGACTCTTGATACAAATTCACCATTTGTAATCATACTCCCCTCCTTTCTTTTGCTCTGGATTCTCTTGATTTAGCATTCAAGATCCTCATATAAATCTCTCTTTCGCTCATGCCGGATATGGTTTTTATAGCATCATCCAACATAACTTTCGTATATAAAGGTTTAGGGAATCCTTTTATCTTAACCGGATCAGGAACTAACTTAGCCTTCCGATATTCATAAAATTTCTTAGAAGTTACATTAAGATAAGAAACAGCCTCTTCCCCGGTATAATACTTAGCCGGATTAGCAAGCTGCGTCCATGTCTCAAGATCGTTGGCTGTAAGATGATCGCATTCCCCGCTTAAAAACATCTCCTTTATCTTATCGCATACCGCCGCACCACTTTTACGCAGCGTCTCTGTCAGAATTTCCTTCATTTTCAAAACATCCTGTTTTAAATCTTAAAACAATAGAGGCAATGATTATCAACAGAGTAACAGCCATAACAGACCACACTACGATATTGTGCTCAATAGGCATCTCTATATTAACCGTAACCCATTCTACACAGATATTAAAAATCATGCTATAGATCAATAACCTATGCCATATACAAAACCTGAACATTCTTGAAAAAGCCAAGAGAAATAGGTCCCATGATAGAGAATGACCTAATATCGGATACAGCCAATTAGTGATACTAAAAGGATAAAACTCATCAAAAATGCTGGCTAACATAATAACCTGCATCAATACAGGATAGTACTTTACAAACGTCACACAGACATTCCTTGTCCTTTGCTAATTAAAATGGGGAAGGTGATCAGCACCTTCCCCTGGTTTTCAA